ATGATCCAGCAGGAAAAAGACTATCACGATGACGTGGAGGTTAAGGTTCGCGTTACACGACGGTCTAGACGGGCCGTAGCTGCACTTCTGGCGATCAAACAGTTCTTTCGCCGATTTGCTTGGTTGAAGAAACAAGGGCAAAGGACACAACATGTTTGAGAAATTGACGCGCCGCTCTGACGGCGCATGTGAAACACCATCCGGCCTGTTCGCTGTAGCTATGCGAGTCCGTTCCGGTGTCAAGGACGACATGGCGTGGTTCACGTACAAAACGTCCGTTATGAGCCAAGTTAATCGTGTCGAATGGCCCGCCGCGTCTCCGCTAGCAATCTTGCCGCAGGCTAACGCCAGAAGCCTTGTGCTACTCGGCTACGCCTCGGGAATCACCGGTGATCAGCTTGATGCGTACAATGCCGCAGTTGATGTCGCAAACGCTGCTGAAACTACCGCCCCCGCCAAGGAACAGGCCACGCCAGCACCCGCACCGACCAAGCCGCCTGAGCCTACCAAAGCACCGACAGTGCCCCCTGTGGCAACAGTGACAAAGGAAAGTGCCTCGGCACCTGCCTCCGCCCCGAAATGGACTGCTCCCGAAGCCAAGACTGCTGTTGTCTCGGAAAAACCGGCTGATTCTACCAAAGTGCCAGAGATTGTCGCTAGCGAAACTAACGGCAAAGATGCAACCAAAAAGGCTGCTGATCCCAAGTAAGGTACGATTGCTCGGGATTAAACTTAAACAAGAAAGGACCTCCCCATGAACCTCGTTTGTGTCGCCCCGTGTTCCACTGCTACTCCGGTTCGCCTCGTGTCGCCACCGTGCTTCACTTGCGCTATCCCGGTCTAATCAATCGGAATAACGACCAGCAATAAGACCGGAGCTGTAATGGCTCCGGTTGTGCCCTACACCATCTCTAGGACGCCGACATGATCCACATTACTCTAGACGGTCGCGATAACGGGGCAAACCTTGCAGCATGCTCTACTTGCTGCTGCCACACCATTCATATGCGTCCTGGCGAAACTAATCTACTTGTTTTGAACTATGCACCGTGGTCCGTTCCAATTGGTGGTCATGGCTTGCGTTGTGATCCCAGTGTAGAGCTTGAGATAAATTCTGTCGGTTGCCCGCCTACAACCGGCGAAGACCCTGCTCCGCTTAACACTGCCAAAAAGGTAACCACTGATCCTAACGCTCCGCTTGTTATCGATCTCACAGTTGACGCCACTCCGGCGGGTGGTGATTTCACTTATAGCAAAGTTCCCTTGTCCGGTCCGTATTACGGCGTTCTGACCAACGATGGTGCAGGACAGTTTACCTACACGCCAAATCAAGGCTTCACAGGCTGGGACGAATTCTGGTTTAAGCAAACGGATGACAGTGGTCGTTCAGTAACCCGACAAGTCCTGATTTGGGTTAGCGAGGCAGCAATGCCAGCAAAAAATTTCGATCTTCCCATCGAAGTCAATACCGCCAAAATAGTGGTTGATGCTAATCTCCAGCAGATCTCGATTCCGGTAACAATGACTAACCTAGCCCGGAGTTGCGAAATCTACAGGCTGCACATAAAAGCTCGCGCCTTGAACTGCGATCTTGTCTGCTTTGATCACATTTCGTGCTTTGATTTTATCCCCGGAAAGTGCTAATTCATGCGAGAAATTGCGGGTGTAGCGCCTATTGAAGACCGAATTGGCCTTGCTGCCGAAGCATCGCCGAAGTTTTTTCCACTTGAAGAGTTGCTGCCACTTGAGGTAGTCCGTGTCCACACCAAAACAGCTGATATTCCTGTTGTTACGGACGAGCAATTGCGTTTGTATCGAAAATCCGCTTTCGAAGCGGCGATGCAGTACACGTCCCTTTACCTCGGACCGCTTCAGCTCCTGACTGAGTATCTTGATTTGCCAAGACCTCGTATCGGAGGTGGGATTAATGTGCATCGGCACAACACCATCAGGACTAAGTATGCGCTGGCCAGATCAGAGGCCTACCTGTATGGCATGACCTCCCCTATGCTGCTTCAGGGTAAGATAGGCAGTAAAAAGATCCAAGCGCCCCACCACGATCCAAACAGTCTTCTCGCCGGTATGGACTGCTGTAACCCCTGTGGCAACGGCGGAAATACTAACCAGTCCCGGATCATGTACTATGCTGGCTATGATTCCGTGGAAAGTGTTCAAGGCGGTGTGCTAGTCGGCATGCTAAAGTTTATCGCGTGGAACGTTATGAATCCTGGCGATGAAATCATGACAGTACGCAATCGCAGATCTATTGCTGAAGCCGGTTTGACAGGGACAAATAACGCGGCATGGGCCTCCGGTGCTCTTGAGTTGTGGCGGCAGTATAATGATGAGGCAGTTTAACAGTTATGGCGTACACTGCTCCCTCAATCAGTAAGCTAAAGCATTTCGTTACTATGTGCTCTATGCATGACGTAGTTACGCAAGACGGAATGATGAGCCTATCCCGTGAAGGAATATTTTCTACGTGGGCTGAAATCCTGCCTAAAAGAGCAACGCAGTTCGGTGTGTCGGGTTACGCCATTCAAGAGCCCAAAGCATCAAGAACTCACATCATTGTTACAAGATATCGTGCAGACGTGGACATATCGTCAGCAGCATGGTTCTTTGAGAACCGTCGACTTTCCCCGCCTAGATGGTTTAAGATTATAGGTGGCGTCGAGTATTCAGAGTGTGGCCTATTTTTTATATCCGATGTCATGCTCATAGAACGCGGCGACCTTGTAACACGACCATCATCCCCTGAGAAAAACCCGCTCATAGGCTCCCCGTTGCCACAGGGGGTGAAACTGTAATGTTTACGCTGATCTTTACCCCTTGGCGCAAATTTTCTGCTAGAAAGCGGGATGATCGTGTGCTAAGTTTCATGCAGCGCGTTGCTACAGGATCAGAAGCTGCATTTCGTTCGGGGATGCTGGGTGGCCATAGTGGTCGCAGGGGTCGTGTACGACAAGCGTCATCGCCGGGGGAATACCCTGCAAGTCAGTCCGGTTCATTGCTGGGATCAATCAGGTCTAAGGCAAGTATGCGTCGGGTAGACATCGGAACTTCCGCTGCACATGCGATTTATTTGCGCAGCGGAACTCGGCGGATGGCTCGGCGCAAGATGTCAGACGATGCTTTGAAAGCGGGTGTCGAGCAGGCCAGAAGTAGTTTAAGCGGGTGGGTTGAGTGGAGCAGCTAGATAACGGATATGAGCCTTTTCTTCCGGACCTTGCAAAGCAGGTGGCCATTTGGTTTCCTGAATTAGGTGGCCGGTCGCTGGCTGTGTCCGAGGCTGTCCTTACTAAAACAAATATCGGAACTCTGCCCTTGGTTATGGTGGCGTTCACAGGCGGAATCAGTAATGAGCCTAATTCATCCCGCAAAAAGACGCTGAACCTTACGGACACGTTCGTGATAGAGTTCATGCTCGATCCTCTTCGCTATAAGCGGAATGATAATTCGGAAACACCATTTTGGTCTTTTTACGACTACGCAGCAATCCGCAACACCTTGCTGGCCAATACGCGCAACTACCAAGGGCCTAACGGCGAAAGAATAGCTTATCAAAGTCTCACGCCAGATGTTGATGAGTACGCCGTTATCTTTCAGTTTCGGTTTTCCGCTGACTATCAGTGGTGCGCGGATGAGTTTTCTGATGTGCAGCATGGCAATTTTGAAGAAGATGGTCATCCTCCCGTCATAGCTACGAACTTGTGCATTCCCCATTCAAAATATTGCGGACCAGAGTTCGCAGAAAAGGAAGACCCATGTCCTTGATTTATGTTCGCACAAAGCCCGGTCGTATTGCTCGCCAGTCCCCGGCAGGACCCGCCATCCCCGAGGACCATTATGTTGGTGTTCAGCGGACTCGCTATATCGACCGACTTTTGAATGTTCACAAAGATATTGAGCGCAAACCAAAGGCGAAGAAAGCACCGGAAGTTCCTTCGCCGAAGACCTCAGAATCTGCAAAGCCGAGCGCTGAGTAATCGCTCTGAATTAACTGGAATCTAAAAGGAGATCCCAATGCCCATCGACTCTCTCCGTGACGGCTTTGTGCGCATGTGCTTCGACCCGTCGCTTAACACTTTCGCAGGGAAATGCCGCCTGCTTGTAGAGGGCCAGTATTACGACCCTGAAGAAGATTGCGACACTGTTCCCGATGTCCTGACCAAGGTAACATCCGTCCGCGATGTTGATTGCCGTTTCGGCGAAGGGTCAGTCCTCGCAGAAGGTCTGAAAGAAATTTTCTCGTGCTGCGGCAATAACGCGGTGGATGTTTACGCTCTCCCCCGACTGGACGCTGACGGGGCTGTAGCGGCTGAGTACGAGATCACAATCACCGGCAACGCCACTTCGTCAGGCAGAATCGATCTTTATTGGGGTGAAGGTGATTGGAACATTTCAATCTTCATTGCTTCCGGCCTGACACCTACCCTGATCGGTGACGCTATCGTGGCGGCTGCTCCGGACGGTTTTCCTTTCACCATGACAAACCTTGCTGGCGTGATTACGCTTGTTGCTCGCAACGCTGGTACGGTCAACAACAATCTTTCATTCCAGTACAACTGGCACGACCGGTCCAACTATGCACCGGCTGGTGTGACTGTTGAATTTGCTTCCTCTGTTGTGGGTTCGGGAAATCCTGAGCCGCTGGATTACGAAACGGTTTTGGGTGAATGCTGCTATTGCTGCATTGCCATGCTGTACGATGATGTCACGTGGCAAGACGGCATGATTGCCTACATTGCAGAGGCTTGGTCCTGCCTGAAGCCGCAGTGCTTTGGACACGGGTACACTTACAACACAGGCAGTCTCGGCACAATCCTGGCTACCGGCACCAATTCGGCAGAAGTATCCCGGATGGCCCAATGCACCTCAGACCCGATCTTGGGTTGGCTGAAAGTCGCGGCCTACGCATCGATTTCCTGTTGCGCTACCGTCGATAACCCCGAACTGTCCGTTCAAGGGCCTACTTTCGGTGTCCTGACGTGTCTTAGTCATCCGGAATCTTGCACTCAGTGCTTCAGCTACGATGAGCAGGTCCAGCTGAAGGATGCCGGATTTGTGGTCACTGTTCCGCTTATGGGTGGTTCTGGTGCTCTGACTTCGCCGCAAATCGCAAACGACGTTACGAACTTCTTGTTCGACGAGGAAGGTCGTCCTAACGCAACGTTTAAGGACGTCAATTCCCGTCGTCTTGCGGCCAAAACAGCAGATGAGCTTGCCAAGTTCCTTCAGCAGTTTAATGCCCTCGGACTGTTCACCAAGAATACGGACATCAAGCCCGGCGTGAGGGGCACGAATCCCCGTCTTATGCTGGGCAAGACACGTTCCTGGGCTAAAGACAACGTGGGCGTTCTGTTCAGTGAGTTCGACAACATTGACAAGGATATCACCCTGCTTACTGATTTTCAGGTTGCTCCATCGTGTCAGGGCAAACCCGGCAAACTGTACCTGAATCTGGTTTACAGCCCACCGGTTCGTGTCGGTGAAGTGGAAGTTAACATGCAACCGCGTCTCCTGAGCAACTGCTAACCGAAGGTTCTACGGTTTCTTGGCTGTTCAAGATTTGAAGTAAGGAAGGACTTTTCAAATGCCATGCGAAAATCAAGTAGGCGTGAAAAACATTATCATCACGTTCCTGGACTGCGAAACAGACGAGCGATATGGGCCTATCTCCCATGAACTCGCCACTGAAGATCTGCCGACGTATCGCCTGTGCGGATTCAACAATCAACCGCTCCCCGGCGGCTTTGTTCGACGCTCAGTGACCAACAAGCAGATCGACCTCACTGTCATTCGAGATCTTCGGATCCCGCTTCACCTGTATCAGGGGTGTGCCTCAGTGGATATTCAGATCGAGCACTTCAATGGTCTGGTCTACTCCGCGAACAATGGCACTGGCACCGGCGAAGAACTCTCGGACAGCCACCAAGTCATGCTGACCCTGACATTCCAGGAGATTGATGAACTCCTGCCTGACGGACCGCTTGACACTCAGGCCGTGGCGGCGTAACCTCACCCTGTGGCAACACTGATTTGGGGAGCCTCGGATTTCGCGGCTCCCTTTTCATTAACAGGGTTATGACACTTGGCGTCCTTTACAGAGCAAGCTACCCTAATACTGAAGGACAGATCGTCCGCTAACGTCAATAAGATCAATCGGTCCTTGGCGAAGCTTCTTGCTACCACGAAAAGGCTCAAGAGTGCCGGTGGCACTGTCCGTTTGCGGGTTAACGCTGGCGATCTTACAAGAGCCCATACTTCCGCCACCAAACTGTCTGCATCGTTGCGCGGGATAAATTCCCGCAGCACTGTGGTCAAGGTAAATTCTTCCCAAATCACTACCGCACAAAGACGAGCTACTCGTCTGCAAAATACTCTACGCAACATGCCCAATGCTAATCTTGGTGGCGGTGGTGCAATGGGCGGAGGTCCCGGCGGAGTCGGAGGTGGCAGGGGCGGTCAAGGTCAAAATCCGAAAACAGGCAGATTCGGTTCTAGTTTTGGAGCTGGCAGGCCCTTTCTGGCTTATGAGGCCTATTTTGGCCTTCGCAGGGGAATAGGTGCCGGGTTTGGTGCTATAGGTGACCTGCAGAATCAAAGGTCTGCTTCCGCGCAAGCAGGATTTACAGGGGACAAACTTAAAGAGATTGAATCTGCCGCTGAAGGCGCTACACGGGGCCTGCTTTCCGTAACTAAGGCCAGTAGTTTCGCAGTGGCCAGGAATCTTGCTACTGCTGGTGCAAACGGTGAGATTCTACGTAAGCTAGCTGCTGTAGCTGCTCGATCAGAATCATCTTTGGCTATTGCATTTGATCCTGCAACTGCTTCCCGGGTAATGGAAAGTGCGGTTAAAATCACTGACCTTGGTGGTGGTCTAGAAAACGCCCAGCGTGGTAAAGATATTTTAGAGGCTGTCACTGCTGCGAAAATTCGCGGTGGTCCAGACTTTGACGTAAAAAGTTATCTGTCCGCTGTTAGAATTTCAGGTTTATCGGCTACACTGAATAAGGAAGGTTTTCTAGCCCTAGCTGAAATGACAGACGAACTAGGCAGGGTGTCTGGTAGTGGCTTAGCTAGACTCTCTCAGGTTCTGACAGGCACTAGCGGTGTTAACAAGAAAACAATTGCTTCACTGACACGAGCCGGTCTTAGGGACTCAAAGGGCATTGTTCTTCAAGGCGAAAATGACATTAGAACAGACCCGGCAGCTTGGGCACGTGAAAATCTTGTGCCACTAGTTGACGCCGGTATTAAAAAGGCCAACAATCTTTCTGCTGAAGCTCTTCAGTTGATGAAGGACAACGACCCAGCTCAATACGGTTTGGCAGTTTCTAAAGAACTAGCTAAACTAGGCCTCACTAAGAATGATATGCGAACTGCTGCTCAGCTTGTGACAAAAGCTGATCAAATGGAGCAAAACGTTAGGCGTTCTAGCAGTTTGAATTTCAATCAAGAACGAGAACTGGCTGCTGGTAACTTTGGCCGGTCTCTGGACTTGCTTGGCACACAAATGCTTAACTTAATAGCTGTCGGTGTTGATCCGCTAGCTAAAGCTTTGGCCGGGGTCCCCTTATTCCTGGCCGACGCCGTAAACAAAATAGCCAACGATCCCGTTTTGCTTGGGATAACTCAGGCAGGCGGTGCCGCTGCTTTGGGAGCTGGCGCATACTTTGGCGGCAAGATGCTTCTCGGCTGGGCTACTGCCGGTCCTCGTTTGTCAATTGCTGCAACACAGTTGTCTGCTGCCGCCATGGCTCTTCAGGGTGCTGCTGGTGTTTCTGGCGGAATGAATGGGAGTGGTCGTGCTAATCGCGGGGGCCGTGCTGGCTCCGGCCTAACAAGAAATCTTGGTAAGCTTGCTGGTATTGGTCTTGTAGGTGCCGCACTTTATCAATTCTCGTCAGAAATGAGCGATGTTAAAGGCGGTGCTACTGCTGCAAAGGATGCTGCTTTCGGGTTGGTTGGTTCACTTGGCGGGGGTCTTCTCGGTGCTAAAATAGGTGCGGCTGCTGGGTCGTTCTTTGGTCCACTCGGCTCTGGAATAGGTTCTGTAATCCTCGGCGCAGTTGGTTTTGCTTTTGGTCCTGATCTCCTTAACAGCACACTTGACCTTATCAGGCCGTCAATTGATAGCTCTTTTAGGAAACTAACTGACGGTCTTGGCGACGCTATAGGAAACTCTGCTCGGTGGTCTTTCAATAGTTTTGGCCGAAGCCTCGGCATGATAAGGAAGGCAACGAAGTTCCTTGCTGATGGGACTGTTGACGGCCTTAATGATTTAGCTAGAGGAACAGAAAGAGCTCTTGGCTTAAACCTACCCTCAGGCGCTCCCGCTAGCCGTTGGCGCGGTCGTGGTAGTGGCGGCGGTACTGGATCAATCTCTAGCCGCATGCCCACCATCGGCCCAATCCCTGTGGCAAGGCCTTCCTCTGTGGTAGCGCTTCCGCCTGAAGAAACTAAAAAATCGTTGCTTAAAATTCGGGACGGGTCTAATAATGCCAACAGGGCTCTTAATGACCTAGCTCGCGGGATTAACAACGTGAGAGCACCGTTAGCTTTCTCAGTTGCCAGCGAAAACTTTATTTCCGATGTGGTAACTAATTTGCAGCGAACTGTCGTACCAATCCCAGTTCCACGACCACTAGACGGTCTTCAACTCGCAGCGGCAACCAAGGCTGTAGTGGATCAACTTGCTGGTCAAAGTAGCTTGCCAACAGATATATTTGATCCTAAACAATCTATCGGTCAAGCTGCTGTTCAAGCCACATTGGATATTGAAGCTGGCGGGGCAAAGGCAGGTGACGCAGCAGCAGATAGCCTGTTAGAAAGAGCAGCGGCTATAGGGACATCAATAGGGGATTCAGCCGCGTCTGTTTTCTCGGCTGCTGTAGCAAACGTCAGGGTAACAGTCAATTCCTTTTCTGGTACGCCGTCGCCAGATACGGGCGCAACCACTACGGCACAATAATCATGGAGAACCGAAATGTCAGATAAGATTGAAATCAAAAGTCCAGCGCTTCATATTAACGGTGTGGAGATTTCCGCACTTGAGATGAAGCCTATTTCCTTTGAGACTTTTGTTGCGGCTACAGTGTCTGCCCAAGAGAGCGCTAAAACACAGCATGATGTTTCTCGAAACATTTGGCGTGAGCGGATCAAAAAACAGGTGGTTGCCACAGGGAAGGATGGCAAGCAGCACACGTTCACTGACCAGTCCTACGGTGCTATTCCGGGGGTTTATGCTATCAAGCTCCGTTCCCTGATGGCCAAGATGGACGAGCAGAGCGCGGGCGAGGCTGGCAAAATTATTTCGGAAGGCGACGGCATTCACACTGCCATTCTTTTCCAGTTGTCCTCCCCGATTAAGCTCTCCGCCGACAAGTCCGTAACTGAGCTTGAGATTCAGCTTGAAACGATGTCAGCACTTGAAGATCTTTTTGTTATGGACAACAAAATGTTGCAAGCTCTTGAGGTGCTTAAAAAAGCCAAACCCATCGGGGAGGGGGTAACTCTGCTGACCTTGCCAAGCGCCGCTATTGCGCGCATAGGTATTCGGGATGGTCTTGCAGTGGCTAATGATGTTGTTTCCCGTATCTTGGGGGAGGAGACCGAATAGCAAAAGCAGTGGCCGTGTATGAGTACCACACTGGAATCTGCATGGATAGCTATTCGATTAAAAAAGCACTGCACAAGCTCCACCGGTTCAATGGAGTACACAAGAACTGGCAGGAGTGGCAAATTAAGCTTGCCGGACAAAAACTAACACAGAATGTCGTTTAACTCCATGAGCGGCATTCGGGGCCGGGAAGTTTCTGCCCTGTTTCTTCTCGGCCCACTCATTTAGGAGCGTAAAATGGCCTTAGGTTGCTATAGACCGGCTTACCTGCCCGCATCCTTTAACGGTGTCCCCTTTGAGGCTGTTGAGGCGGATTCTGAACATGGTCGGCGCGGTGCTGAGGGTGAATTCCCGTTCGGGGAAACAACTGGTTACGCTGATCTCGGTAGAAAAATCCGAAGATACAACCTGAGTGGTAGACTTCAGGAAAATAACCACATTGCTATGGCTGCTGCTCTTATTTTGGCCTGTGAGCAGCCCGGTCCTGGCATCCTTGTTCATCCGACACGCGGGGTTATCAGCGCTGCCTGTGTGTCCCTCAAGGTTATAGACAAGGTTGAGGACGAGCAGGGCGTTACTTACGTAGATATTCAGTTTGTTGAGGGGAATTCATGGCCTAACGGCTTCTCCATTGGCAGTACGCTAGTAACGTTGGCCTTCTCAGCACTTGTTGCCGCATCTACTGCTAGGTTCACTGCAGATTATGTGATGTCGGATGTATCAACACACCGTAAGCCACAGGTTAGGGATACCTCAAGAGCTATTATATCGAATATTCGAGATGAATACCTAACAGCTATCGGGAATACGTCCGATGCCAGCAAGTGGCGAGCATTTGCGGACCTTGATAGTGTTGCAGAAAGCATGGTTGCCGCCAATGACACATCTACAGTTGAGGAAACCATTCGGCTAGGTATTAATGCGGTTGCCAACCAGCTTACAGCGCGGAATCGGTATAACGTGATGCGCCGCATCGCCAACAATGCAGCCATATCCGCTACCGCGACAGGGGCGGGTGCAAAGGCGCAGAACGCGGTTGTGCGGCATGTCAGGGTAATGGCCGCTATGCAAATGGCGCAAGCTGCCGTGTCCACTAAATACGCCACGAATGCAGCGGCTTTTGACGCCCTCGACCGTGTTGTAGCGCTGCTCAGGAATGAAGCAGCCATCGCGTATGAAGATTGCTCAAACCACCTTTTCATGGAACTGAGAACTTACGCCAATGACACCAGCACCAATCTGTACAACGTGGCGTACAACCTTCCAGCAACACGTTCCTTTGATTTTCACGGATCAGTTCACCCACTGACAGCGGCCTACTCCATCTATAACGACGCTAAACGTCACCGAGAGCTTGAAGAAAGCAACACTTTATCCTATGTCGGCAAAGTCGGCCCTGACGTTATTGCGAGCGTGTAATGGTCAAGCCAGTTGAAATCTACATCGGCGGAAGTGAGCTCCTCGGCTACACTGAGATGACCTTGAAAAGAACAAAAGATGCTATGACCGGCAGCTTTTCTGCATCAATTTTCATGGGATACGTACCGACTGAACCCGTCCTCATAGACGTTGCTAAGGGCAATGAGCTTCAGGTTAAGATTGGCGGTCATTTGGCTTTCACCGGGAGTGTGGACAAGCGAATAGGCACGGGTGCTAAAAGTGGTCGTGAAGGAACAGCAGAACACTCCGGAGCAGTTATAAATTCCCGGTCCGTAAGTATAGGACCTGACTCCTATACGGTTAAAATAACGAGTAGGGGGAAAACTAAGTACCTTATAGATTCCTCACACCAACACCCCACAACAAATATGCTCCAGCCCACAAACCGTGAGGCCGTAGAAAGGCTTATCAGCCCATGGAAGATCAAATTGGAGTGGATGTCAGCCACCATTAAACTGGATAAAGTCAGGTTCCGGGATGGTGCTAGAGTGGTGGACGAGCTTAATCGCGTTGCTACCGAGAACGGACATTTTCTTTACGAAACACGAGACGGGTCACTTCGGTTCACTGATAGCACGGGGGGTACTGTCGGTGAAGCATTGATCCTGGGCAAAAATATCCTCACGTTCAGTGCTGAGCAAAATGAAGATCAGGTTAAGTCCCGAATTAAGGTCAAAGGTCAGCGGACTAAGAAAGAGGTTTGGGGCGAAGCTGCCACCGTAACAACTTACAAGGAAATTGAAGACACGGATGTCGGATCTCTCATACCGATCATCGTACAGCACTACGGCGATGGGACGCCTGAAGCTCTTGAACGACGTGCAAGGTTTGAAGCCAATAAAAGATCCAGTGCCTCAAAAACTGTGACCGTGGAAGTCTTTCACGTGCAGCAAAGCGACGGTTCACCATGGGACATCGGCACGGAGCACTACGTAGAGATTCCCCCAGAAGGTATTTTTGATGTGTTTGAATGCACTGCGCTTACGTACACTGTTCAAAACGACAAAACACTTAAAACCACTCTAACACTCTCACCACTTCCCGCATCCGCAGCCGCCGGTTTTGCCGCAGGTTTGTCTACAATCGGGCTTGACCCAGCCATGGGATCCGCTCGCAAAGCAATAGCCGGTGTAACGTTTGCCGCAGGGAAATACCCGGCACCGTGGTCTAGTCCATCCATAAACGTTATTGAGCAGGTAACGTTTGCCGGTTTGGATGCGGTTGAGAAACTAGCAGGACTTAAGGGGCTATAGTATGACCGATTTCCAGCGTTATCGTGAAAGAACACGCGATGTTCAAGACATAATTGAGCGTCACGTTTGGGGCAAACAGGAATACCTAGATGGGGCTGGTTCCGTAATTCGGGTTCGGGGAACAGACTCTGAAGACGAAGAAGCTGCTGTGCTGAATATAGGTGGCCTTGGTTTTAACCTGCCAACAAACTCAAACACCGAAGTAATCCTGCTGTCCAGCGGGTCTGATACTAACCTGAAGTTTGCTATTCTTACAATTCCACGAGACAAGCAGCGAAAGTGGGGTGAAGGAACAGGCGGCATCCAGCACCCAACAGACCCTGATTTTGCTCTTGAGTTCAACGACAAAAGGGCGCATATTACAAAAGCTGAGTTCGCCGTTGGCGAGAACGGGGACCTTGAGGTTACCAGCGGTAATGTCATAGTCCGCGGAAATCTTACAGTAACCGGGACAATCGTCGGCAATAATATCGAAGCACCACATGCTCCGTTCCTTAATCTTGGAGCACCAGTAGACGGCGGTTTTGACCCATAATGTCACCCACCAACCCAGCAACCTCCCCTGTGGCAACCAAGCGGTACGGTCCTAATGGCATGTGAGATTCAACGACCAGCACCGCAGACACTGTTTAATCGCATTCGCGATATGTTCTCTAATTCTGTTCTAGGCGGTGCTCCTGTAATTCCGGAATCCAATGAGTGGTATGTCGTGGCCAATGACTATGCCATGACCGAGGAGTTTTACGCAATAGCTGACCAGCAGTATAAAGAGCTATTTCCCGAAGACGCTTGCTGCGAAAACCTGATTAAGATGGCGGCAGATAACGGAGTGTACCCCCGACCTGCAACTTTCGCACAAGCCTATGTTGTGGTGACGGGTCAAGCAGGCTCAGCCCTTCCTTCAAGTCTTGAGATATCATCAGCTAGGGGTAATTTTATTACAGCAGGTGACGTCCCGTCCCTTATGCCAGCCAGCGGGTGCATAACTCTTCGTGTTAAATCAATTATTCCTGGACCACTTGCAGCAACAGGATCCCCGGTAACTACAGGAACCCTTGTAACTAATCCTGGCACACTGGATTCTACTGTTACTTTCGCTGGTGGAACTTTTTGCGGTGGTCAAGAGGCTGAGCAGTGTGAACCTTTCCGTGAAAGGTATATAGCACGGAGAAAATTCAAACCTAGACCGGATACGGAATGGCTTAAGGAGAAGATCCTGGAGTGGCCGTGTGTTACTCGGGTTTGCGAGCGTGGTGGCGAGTGTTGTGAGGTAGGTGATTGCTGCACCTGCGCAGACTGCAATGCTAACAGCTCTAACGGTTTCTACGCGATCTTTGACGACACGTTTGATTGTGGAATAGCGCCGGATAACGTAATCGTTGAGATTGACGAGTGGATGTTCGGCTACCCTAAAGGTCGCGGACTAGGTCAAGCACCTGTTGGGATTTGTGGAACTGTTCACGCTCTCGCAGCCGGAAAAGTTAACGTAGTGATAGACGTCACAGATTGCTGGACAACGGATCAAATAAACGCAGTTCGTGTTGCTGTAACTGATCTGTTTAAAACAATCTGCCCTTCTCAGGAGGTCAAGGAACGCCAAGTAACACTGGCCATAGCTGACATTGTGGGCGCACAGAGCGCATACGACGTTTACTGGGAACCGCAAGACGACAACACCCGCGTTAATGATTGCAACTCACTAATCCCTAATTGCGATGTTCTACCTTGTCTTAACGAAATAAGCTTTAAAGGCCCATCCACAGGGGGTGAAGCATGCCTGTAAGACTCGGCGCAGACGGTTTAGTTGATTTTGAAGAGCTATCAGCTGACCCTGTTAGCTGCGCTGCTGATCTGTGTAATCTAAATAAATGCGCCCTTATGTGTTCCTTCATCGGTTTACTGCCTAGCGGACCATTGTGGGATCGTGCAAAAGACGAGGCGATGGGGTATTACCTAAATCAGCAAAGACACGTAGATCCTTGCGATGCTCAGTGCAGTACCGACCTGACCTGCCTATCTTTGGTGAACCATGCTATTTATACGGCTAATAAGCTGTGGCACCACCTTATGGAAATCCTTTGGCCACGGATCCGAGAAGCATCCCCTCATACTGCTGTTACTACTCTTGATCTGTGGCTTGATCGTTTAGGTTGGCAGGACTGCTATAGGTCAGCTTGCCGAACCCTAGTTGCAGTTCCGCTAGCGCCTTACGAAACTATGGGAGAATGTGGCCCAATATTTCATGATCTTGATTTCGGCACAGACCTTGAATGTGCAATTAAGCGTGGCGTAATCAGGTCTCTTTCTCGACTCCAAATGGGTATCATTCCGAATATAGACTCAATTAATTGGGTCATAGAGCCGTTAGGAGCTTATATCTCGCCAACTGATCCGGATGTGGTAGACCCAGAGGATTGCTGCAACAATGACATGACTATTTGCAATATATCGGATACTATTGAGGCCTGCTTGCCTACCTTGTGTCACGAAGCGATAAAGCCGCCTGTTATCGCGTATTATCTCACGACTGATTCTGATCCAGAAGGGCTACCGCCTGTGATTTGGCCAGCGGTCCTAGCCGCAGAATGCATTGTTCGCGCCATTCTTGGAAGTCAGTGCCCTAACAATATACATCGCTGTAGCGGCGAACCAACGGAAGGTTAAATTATGGCCGGACTTTTCCCCAAAGACGGATTCACGTTTTCTTCTAACACAGTAAACGCCCTGTCGTCGCCAGAAATTACAGAAGATTGCGAAGCCTTGTGGTATGCAAATCGATGCAACGCCAGATTCGACCCGTCGCAGGCAAACGCTGTTATTTCTGAGATTATTAACGCTGTCAATTTGCGAGAAATTGACTATGACTGCGAGAGCCTAGATAATTTGGCTCAAGCAATAAATATCTGCTCTATTCCAGCCGCACTTGTGCTGCCGGATACCGATGACGGTATTGCAGGGTGCTGGGATGGTGAAGAAGGTTTAATGCCTGTCTCAGCCCTCATAAACCTTATTTGCGCGTCTTGTGCTCAATCTGGTGACGGCGTTACAATAACCGAAGACTCCCCGTTCGCCACTATACCACAAGGCGTCGTCAGTCAAATTTGTGGGAATACTAGCGCGAAAACGGCCCTAGCTGCTTGTCTTCGTTCAGGGTCAGCCGGAAACCAGATTGTCATCGGCGGCGATAATCTTCTGTACGTTGCAGCCAGCAGCACAAGCGTCCCAGCATTCGGTGAAGTAGGCAGCTACGGAATTGGCATTCCTGCTGGGGACTCATCTACTTCAGTAGGAACCGTTGTCAACGCTGCTGGGGGAACAGGCCCTATGCAATTCCTTGGTTCCGACATGTCCGTAACAAACATAAATGTTGGAAATTGGCGTCATTGCGGGGCTATTGGGGCAGACTCAGTTGGTCTTTGGGTCAGGATCTCATAAGTTTCCGCAAATCGCCTAAAGGATATCAACATGCCAGGAATAATCCCAGAAGTAGCAGACGGTGCTATTGTCATCAGGGACAGTTTAGGAAACTGTTTAGAGCCCGCAGGGGTAGAGAACGCATACTGCCCGCCGGAGGAGTTCGAATCCACTTGCGACATATCAGCACTGCCAAGCGATTGCACTGCTAGGATATCACCCGAACAAATCAATGCTATAGTATCGGAGCTACTGTGTTTCGCCGTGGCACTCAACCCAACTGGCTCTTGGGACTGCGACAGCCTTTGTAATCTTGCAGATAATTTTGCTGCATGGAAAGGATCAATCAACCTTGATCCTGTTGTTGTGGACAATGTGACCATCATAGGGTCTGGTACAGTGGGGGATCCGCTAACAATTTTTGCCAGCGGAGTAGTATCCGAAATTTGTGGCGATGCAGCGGCTAAAGAGCTATTAGTGGACTGCCTTATTTCTACAGACGCGGATAACGGTCTAATTCAGGGCGGGGATGGTGGTTTTTGGGTGGACTTGACTGCGGGTATCGGCGAAGGTGACGGGGTTACCATATCCGAAACTAGCCCGTTCTCGGTACTTCCTGTTGGCCTTGTAAACTCCATTTGCGCGGATGACCCTGCGTGTACGGCACTAGCGTCCTGCCTCATTTCTGATGACGCAAACAACGCTATTGAAGCCGGAACGGACGGTAGGCTGTGGGTAGACTTGACTGCTATTACTGGTGGTGAAGGCGACGGAGTAACCATATCTGAAAATAGCCCGTACTCTATAAATCCAGTAGGGGTTGTAGATGCTATCTGTGTTACTGCGAGTGCGACAGACGCACTAATAGACTGCCTAACCTCCGAGGACCCGGATAACGCCTTAGAGACTGGACTCGACGGCAAAATGTACGTCTCTACGGCAGCAATAGGCGGAGTTCACGTTCTTCATGGCACCAAAAGCCAGTTTCACGGCAATGAGCTTGGTATCCCGGCTGGAACTACGCTTCACGGAGCTGTCAATATTCCGATAGCTAATTCGCATACGGCACCAATTACAGTACAGCTTGAACTTAGTGCATTTATCAGGTCTACCGAGAATGCGGATCTGGTCACAGCTAGCATAATCCTTTACGATGATTCTGGTGGATCTGCTGGTGGCGGATTTGGTATAGCGTGGTTCAGCCTCACAAACGAGGGCGATGCAAAAACTTACGACATGAAACACAACGCTATCCTGGAGATTCCTCCCGGCGGTCGTACACTTTCTGTGGAGTTCCAAACTGTGGCCCCTGTAGCTAGCGGGGATACTCAGTTAACGAATACTGCATCGAGAGTTACTTGGTATGGCGTAGCTCAATCAGGAGAGAACTAATGCCCAGCGTTTTTGAAATTCAGTCTTCTTTGAATGCAGCAGGTTACGGCCCGCTAGCAGTTGACGGCATCCTCGGCAACTTTACTCGAAACAAGATCAAGTTGTTCCAGCGAAACAACCACCTCATGTCTGACGGTATCGTTGGCCCTAAAACATGGGCGGCGCTCCAAACAGCAGCCAGACCCACCCCTGTGGCAAAATCTCCTCCCAAGGTTGCCACAGGGTCGTTCCTCACAGAAGAGCTTATTCGTAAGATTGCTCCGAAAGCGAGAAAAACTATTGTTGATGCTATGCTTTCGGGCGTGGCTACAGCCGCTTTTATTGAGGCAGGGATCATGACGCCAAACAATATGGCGTTCTTCTTTTCGCAAGCGTGCCCCGAGACTAAAGACTTGCAGGTTCTTGAAGAAAGTCTGAACTATAGCGTTGCCGGTCTTCGCGCCACATTCGGTAGGCACCGGATCACAGATGCTCAGTGCGCCGCGTATGGCAGGGCTCCTGGACGACGTGCAAATCAGGAGATGATAGCTAATATCGTTTACGGCGGCGATTGGGGTAACAGGAATCTGGGAAATAATCAGCCCGGTGACGGGTGGCGTCATCGTGGATCAGGACTTTTCCAGACGACAGGCAGGGCCAACTATCGCAGGGCTGGTGCCGAGGCCAATCCTGAAAATCTTCGTAAGCCACTCCCAGCTGTTCTTTCGGCCATCAAGTTCTGGAAAGACAACAGACTTTCGGCTTATGCCGACAGGAATGACATCTTGGGTATGCGCAAGCGCGTAAACGGCGGGCTTAACGGCCTTGATCACTCTCGACAAACACTAGCCGTAGCAAAGGCAGTATTCGGTGCTTGATGCAAACTTGCTAAGCACGTTTTGGTCCATAGCCGGGATCCTTTGGGGTTATGCCTCATTTGCCCCGGCTATTCTGGCCTTTGTGTCCGCCCTCGGTTTGATACCTCGCTTGCCACCCTTGCCGTGGTTGATCGCTTCGATTATAATAGCCAGTTCCTGCACCTACGGCGGTTATGGCGTGGGCTTTGGTAGGGGTGAGCTAGCCGAGAAGGCTAAGTGGGAGGCCGTAATTGCTGTCGAACGTGCAGCTAGGGAACGTGACAAACTTGAGGCGGAGAATGCGCTATCACGTCAAGCACTAGCCGCAGAGCGTAGAGTGATCAAGATGAGTGAAGATTTTCAACGTGAGCAAGATGATTTAGCTGCCGCCATAGCTGAACTTACACAACAGGGCAACGAAAATGAAAATTCGAAAGAACTCCCAGCGCTGCCTACGTTCCAAATACCAATCATCATTGATGGCAAAGCGACCTGCCCGCCGTGCAAGTCCGCCAATAAAGCGCCAACCCCTTCTGCTTGTGTTGGTACTAACGTCCCTCCTAGCATCCTGCAACGAATCCGCTAGAAATGTTTTAGGCGCGGAAAAGCCAACACTAGCAAACATTAATCCTATTTTCTTGGAGCCGTGCGCAGACTTGTCTGTAGTGCCAACAAGGGCAACCAATGCTGCTGTTTACGTGCAGTGGCAAAAAGACAGAAATGTCTACCGCTTGTGCAAGCAGTCTAAGGATGACCTAATAAAGGCTATAACGACGAGGGACAGGATTCAGGCTCAATCAGGACCTTGAACAAACACCAGGATCGGTGGGTGCTCAGTTCCCAAGATGTTTATGTGAAGCGGCGAGCCGTTGGCATGATCAACACACTCTTTTTCTGACATGCTAAATCCCCACAACCTGCAAGGCACTTCTCGATCTGTAGTCTTATCTATAGTTCTACCCTCAACACAAATATCTGTCCGTGTTATTACTTGATTGGCGTTAAGAACGGCTACAACTACGTGGGGAAAATTGCCGATTAGCTGCACAACGAGGATACCACCAGCAAGCAAGGCTTCTAATTCGTCGGGTGTGAGCTCCCATGAGGTCGTCATGCACTCAGTACGTTCGTCAAGGACCCTAATGAACCCGTCACGAACAGGTAGTCCGAAATAACCCTGTGACTTGCCGATAACGCGAGTGGCACCCTCTATATGCATTATTTGTGCCATCAGAGTTTTCCACCGCCAACAATATTAACGTATGATTTTGTCTCCGCGGGCATGCGACCTTTCTGCACACAACCTATTCCGCAATTATAGCCAACAAGAACTTTCTTGATGTCTCCGCCGTACATGCTATGTAGCTTTTTAAGTTCCCGTACACCTGCCTCCGCACCGCGCTTACAGTTATACAGTTCGGACGCTGACACGCCGTGCGGCCTAGCCGTAGAAGGAATTACCTGCATAACACCCCTAGCGCCTGCATGGCTCAAAGCTTTGCAGTTACCCCTAGACTCCTGTTTAGCCACTCTTAGTGCGAGATTAGGGTCTACGCCGTGTTTTTTTGCTGCCGCATATACAGCCGCGTAGCCCGGCTTCTTCAGATCAACACCGGCCACTTTAGGCACACTGGCCTTAGCCGACCGAACGCCAAACAACCGGCTCAAAATGCTGGGACGCACAAGCTTATCACCCCCTGTGGCAACGGCTAGCTTAACACGTTGGCGACCTAACTTCTTTGGTGCCGTAGTTGTTTTTTGGGTTTTACGCTTTAGTTTAGGCTTTTTAGCCGGAACCGGAACTTCGAGCTCTAGTGATTCCAGTGGCTTTACGTAACCATAGCCCGTGTGCGCGTGTGCAGCCTCTATGCGGTAGTGGATTATCCTATCACGAATATCATTATTCGGAACTACCACACAAACAAAACCAGATACCAAAACAGAACAGATCATTTCACCCCCGAATTGCTAGACCTTTTTGGTAGATTCCGGGGAACCCACGCCACTATTCGATCTGAATTAGCCACGCTCATAGCGCAATAAGACTCATCGCAACGGATAAAAATTGTTGCTTTCGGTTTCTTGATCCTAGCTGCTGGCGATGCATTCGATGCCGAACGTTGCGCAAGGAAAGAACGTATGGAGATTATCTTCGGCAGGGTCATTGTCATAGCTCACGCGATTGATGCAGGTAAGGTGGTTAATGTGCTTGTAGAAATGAAGATATGTGTAAGCACCTCCAATTATCCAAACATGACGAATAGACATGGCCCGTAAGTGCTTGATCGCATCGTCTGAATTTCCGAAAGCAGGACGCCATTCGTAAAGTGTCCTATTTGTTTTTGGTAAGCTATCGAAGAAGCTTTGTGGTAAACTCCTCATTGTTGCACTGCCCGCCAACATGGCGCATCCCTCAGTACGGTTTCGAAAATCAATCATATCATCGCGACAATGCCAAGGCAACACTCCGTTTCGACCTATTTGACCCCGCTGACCTATAGCGGCTATAGCGGATACTAGCATTACTAGTTTCCTAACAGTATCAAACTTGCAGCACCTATGCTGGTCAGAACACAACCAACCACGAAAGGACCATCCCTGTGTTTAGCAGAACCGATACTTACGAGAACAATACCCGCTAACAGGAATACCAATGATAGGGCTCTAAAAGCGAACAAAGTAGCGGGCGTCATTAAGAAAGTCCTGTCGGGGTGTTTTCAATAAACTCTACCAAAGCTAAGATTATCCCCAACATAACAAAACCTATACCCGCGATAAATATACCAACCTTAGTCTGGACTAATCCTGTCCAGGAAAGGCCACAACCAAATATAATCATTAGGGTGGCCGGAATAACCTGCGATAACGTCATGGGTTTAGTCCTCGCTCATATCGTTTGGATGACGGAAACCTTTGAAGGAGGCAATGCGCGGCTTTCCGTTAGTGCCGACGCCCTGATGATCGAACGAAACAATTTTGTGCATATAATCCGGTCTGTTGTCCCAAATTTCCTGACGCTTGGCGGCTGTTATGTCCTTCATCGTGGCTAGCTTAAAGTTTGGCCCCCCGGACCACTCAATGAAGAAACCTCCGAGTGTGCCTTTTGGAATCTTACCGGCCTTATGGGACGAGCGCTTAGTCATGCCGAGTTCATTTTCTGTAGCTTCATTGGCATTTGCCATTTGCTCGAAGAAGCCGCTAATCCTACCTTCAGATCTGTCCATTGGTTTTACTTTAAACAGAAAACATTCTTTAGCAGTTGACCTGCCATATTTGTAAGGACTTTGCGGATGCCTACCCATCACACCCTCTAAGCCGTGAACTTCGAGGAAGTATTGAGCTTCAGCAATCAGCGTAGCAAGCCCTTTCAGGGGTTTGTGTTTGAGAAACAGAACTGACTTTCCGTAATAACCCTCAGTCAGGGACTGACATCTTTCTTGGGCGCGAAGCAACCTTTGAGAAAATGGGTCATCCGGATTTGTGAAGTCGTCAAATACGCACAGCTTGAAATCAGGAACACCGTCTTCCGACATAATTTTGCCTTGGACAGTGTTGAAATCGTCCATTTTATCGCCTGTGAATGTAATCAATTCCCCATCAAGGCCACGAGGAAACCTGTCAAGAATTGATCGCACATGCCAGTTAGGGATCTCAAGCAGCTTGCGAGATACAGTACCTAACGTGTCGTGACAAAGGCAGCGGATGCCATCAATTTTGGGGGAAGTCAGGTACTCCACGGACTCATCAATGTGGTCCGGGTCTAGCGGTTCACCAAGCAGTGGTCTAAATTGGTGCTGCTTACGAACCCACGGCTTAGCAACTTTAGCCATGGACCTTAGCCTTCCGCCTGCTTCCAACATTCTTGGTAGTCATGATTTTTATGGCCCCGCCGCCGTTATCGCGAATGCGCGTAATCAAAATGTTCGCGGCTTTTTCTGGATTCACAGCGTCTATGTTCACAAAATTTACATGACCCTGCGCATTAAGGTATTTAATCTTGAACGTACTGACCATAAAAATTCCCCTCGTAACTAGCCATAACCTATCAATTTTTAACCGGGCTGTCAATCAATTAGTGAGCCTCACCCCAGTTCATACCCATACCCATATCAAACTTAAGAGGCACTCTTACCTGAGGTACTGAGTTTTCCATGTTGTAAACCATAGTGTCCCAAGTTTCTTGACGAACATCTCCTGGATCTGAGAAAAAGTTCTCATCATGAACTTGCAAACGGGGTACTCCAGTTTCTGCATAGACACCGTCTACATAATTCTTCCACATAGCTTTTTTCATGACATCTGCTGCGGAGCCCTGTAATCTATAGTTAACAGCCCGGTACGTGTATGCACGAATAATTTGAGATGATCCATACTTGGCCTTAGCAGCAGCGTAAGGAAGCGGAAACGAGCCTTTTCGTGAGTGCCAGTCTTCGGGCTCCCATAAATCAAAATGACTTTGCCGACCAAGAATAGTTTCTACAATGCCGGTTCTGTTGACTTCTTCGATAACACTTTCCATAGTGTGTTTGGCGAACGGTACGGCTGTGTGGAACGTTTTGGATAGCGATTTTGCTTCCTCAAGTGGCACACCTAGGTAAACAGCCAACATGGCAATGCCGAGGCCGTAAACAAGTCCAAAGTTAATTGTCTTAACATGACCACGAGCAAGAAGTTGGCCGGTGATTTCTGTAATAAGAGCCCCAATCATTTTATGATAATCGAGTGACGGATCACTAATATACTTTGCTCGGACAGCGTCTGATCCCGGACCAGTAGCGAAATGAGCCAGCATCCTATACTCAATTTGTGAATAGTCGCCATCCCTAACGCGAAGATGACCATGATCCATTATGAAGGCTTGCCTAATAAGCCTGCCAGCCTCAGTCCTTACAGGAATGTTTTGTAGATTAGGATTAGAGGACGATAGCCTTCCTGTTCGCGTCCCCCCCTCAGTACCGGAAACCTGATTGAACGAGCAATACACTTTGCCGTTAACATTGGAATTAATGAGGTACGATTCTACAAACGTACCCAAAAGTTTCATGGCCTCTTTTAGTTCTATAATCTTTTTTGCCACAGGGTGGTTGACCGTCTTTAGAAAGTCTCCGGTGAACGACGGGTTGCCGTTAGGGTTCTTTTCTGTTGGTTCTGTGTAGAAATACTGCAAACCTAACGCATCGAAGGTTGCGGCCATAGACTGTGCAGACCCCGTTTGCACTTCACGACCTGCGATATAGTTAACTTCTTTCTGGAGTCTATCAATTTCCAACGTAAACTTATCTCGCAAAGTTTCCACGTAAGGCATATCGATCTGAACGCCAGCAAAACGCATTTCAATAAAGAGGGGAATTAGCTCACATTCCATGAAAAACAGGTCGAGCAGCCCACGATTAACGAGTTGCGGCCACTGGCACATGAGAACACGGTAAGGAAGTTCCGCGTCGTCCTCAGCATAAAAGCCAGTCAAGCTAACGGGTGACCTATGAATATCCCCACGCCACCGACCCTTTTTAGGTCGATAATAGTTCTCAATCCATTCCTTCAAACGATCAACTGTTTTACCAACGCCAAGGTATTTCTGGCCAAGCTCTTCCAAAGCTAGTTTGGACGTCTCATTTATGAGAGCTTCGGCAAACTGACAATCGTAAAATGGCCCGGTGACCATAATATTCTCATGCCAGAGCCAGCCGATATCGTATGTAAGATTTGCCCCGATTTTTACACCGGGTCCGGTCAAGATGTGACGCAGGTATCGTTTAACATTATCTTCAGGGTAATTATATTCGGTCTCTACGCTGTGCTTCCATGGCAGGTAAAGTTTACCGCCCTCCCAGCAAAGGGAGACACCTACGATGTAGCCCTTACCACGTGCCCACCCCGGACCGTAGTCGTTCAGTTCAGGATCATAAGTTTCCGTATCGATTGAGATCCATTTGGCGTTGCGAATATCCGGCCAGTTGGACATCGGAATAGGTCGCCAACCTGTATCATCCCACGGCGGGATAGGGCCAAGCTCACGAACGCCACCAGCGCGAACACTAGGTAGATCCTGCCAAAAAAGTCCTATGGAGTCAGTTCGTGCCATTTATGCGGGACTCGGTCGCATTCTACCGGCTATGACACCTCTGGTTCTTTGACCAGTAAAGGCGCTCGGCTCGGGATAACTTTCAAAATCCAGTTTGTCAGCGATACCATCTAGAAGAAGCATATTGTGCAGTGAGAATACCGGCTTGACCTCAGCAACGATATCAACTTCCATTATTGCACCAGCTTGATTCTTATCATCCTCCACGATCTCCCCTGTGGCAACTTTGCCAGTACCGCAATACAGTATATCATCTGCAGCAAATGGTTTAATCTTTTTTACTGCTGCAAAAAAGCCTTCAGCTACCGGAACCGGCTTAGCTGTTTCCTTGAAAATTTTAGTGGGATCAACAGGCCAGCCGTCAACAAGCAACTGCGATCGAATCCATGCGCCGTCCTCATAAAGGAAAGACACAGAATCCTCATTGTATAGTAGTTTAATCGGAACACGACCGGCAGACAGGTACTGAATTACCGCTTCAGCTGGGATAACAATCTCAATTGCCACAGGGGAGCCGTGCCAGTATTCAGCCACAATGATGTTATTGGATGCAAATATTGATGGCCCGAAAAGTCGAATACTTCTGCACCAAGGCCGTGATGCATCTATACCCATGACAGGGGCGAGCTTCTTAATCCCAGCAAAAAAGGCCTCCGTTACTGGCACTTCCTGGCCCTCTGGCTGCGGTGGTTTCACCCTTACATCGGCGTCGGGCACACAGTCAACAAAGGCCTTGAACTTGCCTGATTTGACGGAAAGACGGCCTGCCTTGGTCATAGACAGGGCAAGCGGTTCGCCGGGTTCACAAGCCTTGATCGCTTTGATGAAGGGATCGGCCAGAGGTGCGGCAGTAATCTCAATATCAATAGGGCAAGAGATTGACAACAAGCCGTCATACGCTGAGATCTTTCCTTCATGAATAAAGACGGCGCATAACTCTGGAATAAAATCCTTACGTGCCACGGCACCTGATACAAATTTCAAACTATCAAGAATGGACATCGGTCACACCCTCAGCCAAACAATCAGCTATGGCCTGTCGTTCCGACTTCTTGGATACACGATCAGTTTTCTTCTTTTCAGCCTCGCGTTTTCTAGCGGCTGATTGAAGTCGCAAGTAAAATACAGCGTATACGGTTTCAGTCTGTCCAAGTTCGACATCGATCATGCCGATACGGTAACGAACGCTTGAGTAAGATGATTTTATCCACCTAGCTATAGCCGCTGCTGACATGCTATACTTGTAGTGAAGATCATGGCAGACATGAGCCATAACTTCTGTTTGATCTCGAAGAAGCCGACCACTCCTGAGAAAGGCTGCTGGCTTATACGGGCAATTCAACCGCGCACTGTGAAAGTCTATCATCATGTGAAGTTTTGCTTTGAAAGACATTGCTTGCGACATCAGAATAGCCCCGGTTGTTCGCGGATAAATCGTTCAGGGAATTTGCGAGTCCGAATGTACTCAGGAAACGCCCATGCGTTGTAGGCAAACCGGCTCTGGTACTTATCCCTTAAGCGCTGCGGGTCTACGCCATGAGCAGCTATTCGCCTAGTAAGCTCTTCTCTTTCAATACCGGATACAGAATCAATATGTTGACCCTTTATTTTCCGGGCAGATGATTTACTTGATACATTGATCTGGATGCCTGATAGCGGTTCCAGTACGAATCCGTTGGACGACCACTGTACCCATGTTGAAGAGTCAACAGAACCCCACGGATACCTCAACATGACTGGTAATGAGGTCACGCCAAACCCATGCACACGGACCTTTGGATACCCGTTGGCATCACAGACTATGCGCTCAAAAATGTGATCCAGCCACAAAATCATTTGCTTAGTTGAGACAGGAACCAAACCTCCGAGGGCCATATATCCATAGTTGTCAACATAGTGCTGGATGACTTCGTCTGGCTCTCCGTAATGGGCAACAGGAAGGGGGCCGTAGCCGGTTTCCTCAAAGCATACCCCACCGGCTTTAAACCGACGTTCCATTTCCATCTGATTATGGTAAGTTCCCTTAATAGCCTTGGACAAATCATCGAAGTCGATAACGTCAAGAACCGACGGAAATCTAATAATGTCACGGTTTCGTGCGCAATAGTCACAGTAGGCCCCGATGTCAATGGTAACTTTTTGTGTGTAGGCCGAGAATGCACCGCTGTCCAGAAACACTTTAACTTTATCTTGACGCATCTGAGCTACGTAGCTTTCCTTATTTACGTAGTGATACGACTCCAGATAGTGTGGCACTGTATCTCTGAGCTTACGCTCCGCATCGTCGCATTGCTGGTAAATGCGCCCGAACTTGCCGAACCTGTTTCCGTACAGGGCAGCATTAAAGAGTGTAGCGCGAGGATCTGTATTAAGCATGGCCAACTATACCACGCTCAAAGGTGGCCGTCAAACCGGGTAAGCGCTGAAAATTCAGCACGGACAGTCGGATCGGTCTTAAAAACACCGGTTAGTTTCTGCATGGTTGTGACTGCCCCATGTTTACAAATACCGCGTGATTCCATACAGGCGTGGCGAGCATGTGTACAAACAGCAACGCCAAGCGGGTTGAGAGCACCGTGCAATACATTTGCAATGTCCGTTGTCATTCGTTCCTGAACCTGTAAACGTCTAGCGAAAACATCAACCAATCGAGCAAACTTGGACAGACCAAGAATCTTACCTTGCGGGATATAGGCAATGGTCGCCTCCCCAAAAAAGGGCATCATATGGTGTTCACATTGCGACCAGAATTTAATCCCGGATACCACAATCATTTCATCAACGCCAGCCGCACCATCTTCAAACGTTTTCAACACAGTGACAGGATCCTGATCATAGCCCCCTGTGGCAAACATGAGAGCTTTCGCGACACGCGCCGGTGTCTCGGAGATACCGCTCCTTCCCGGGTCTGGTTCAAGAATATCGAGCATGTCAGTAACACAGGACTCCAGTGCAACCATGTCGATAGCTTTTTGGGCTGGTATGGAGTCTTGTCTACGGGGCATGCTATGTTCCTCAAGTTGTGCTTTAAGCGCCGCATAGTTGGGCACCAATTTTATTTCTATTGAAGTTAATGCTGGTGGCGGATTATAAAGAATATTTTCCTTATTGACAGGGATAACACAAAGCCAGCCAGATTTCAGCCTAACAGGCACTAACCTGCACCTTCCGTCAAGGCTTTATTCCTTAGAATCTCAGCCATTTTAGCAAGACGCCTTCGGTTAGGTTCTTGCCTGCTGGGGATAAATTGAGCAGCGTTTCCAGGGTGCTCCCTAACCTCAACAAGCCCTATCCACACACGATGGTCCTGACCCTCGCCCTCAAGCCACATCTCGGCGAAGTCGTAAACTAGTTTAGCAAAAAGCTCACATCCAGTATTTTCCACAACCAGAACATCTGCGACTTCAAGCTGCGATAAGTAGGTTATATCATCCAATCGTGGGTCATCTTGAGCAACCAGAGTTTTGTGGTCGAATGTAGCCTCAATGTGCGATTTGAAACGTTTAAGTCCACCGAAATCTATGACCCAATTCCTCTCGTCAAGATTGTGTGCGCAAAACTCAATTCGAATTTCTAGCGGGTAGCCGTGAAGGAACTTACAATGCGAATCCGCTCGCCACTGGCGAAAGCAGCATGACAAACCGTTCCACGAGCCGTAAGTTTTGATGGATTTATAAAGCATGCCAGTTCCTCACAAAAACGGATTTTTAAAGTTCCAAAGATCCTGTATAAACACATAAGGCCGTAGAAGACCAGCGTCTACAACCCACGCTGGAACTGAGTTCTCGATCTCAAGAACATCAATACCGTCTTCACGCATGTCGTCAATTTGCTGCTGAGAAGCATACCAATCAACAGCCCATGTACGCTGCTTGCCTCGAATCTCGACACTGGCTCGTCTGCTCATTAACTCATCCTTTCGGCATATTAAGCTGTCGTCTGACAGGCCTGGACATGACAGCCTGCTGCAAAACACGAATGCCGTACCTAAAATCACTTTTGGAATCCGTATAATCAGCAGGTAACTTCTCGAAAGCGTCTAGAGCATCGACAAGACCTTCAAGGACCTTCAGTTCCCCATCAGTCAGCAGCCCTACAGAGGAAAAAGATGTCATGCCACAGTTTGACGGTTCCCAGAAAACACCCGTCCTCACCAACCTATCAGGGGGTGGTGCTGGTGTCTCTGGCGGGACAGGTTTATCTTCTTTCACTACAAGAACCTCAGCGGCGGCTTGCAACTCAATACTTTCTTCCAAAGTGCGTATGGTTTTGTGACCGATTTCGACTAGTCGTTCTAAGTCAGCCATGTAATCTATCATGCTCGACATGGCTGCTTTATTCACTTCGATAGCACGATAATCCGCAGGGTCAACTGCATCCATGGCAAAGACAATTTTGTCAAATGCTTTGCGACCAGGATGATTTTCTAAATCCGGTGATATCAGGCCCGCAGACATTACGCTACTCCTCATTATTAGCCAGAAAAGGGCAACGACCTTTGCCAGGATCATGCCGAAAACAGGCTAAATGATCCTTTATGTTGGCGCAATCGCTGTCAAAGTCAGAACATAGCCCAGACGGACAAGCCACATTCGTTGCCACAGGGGAGAGTGTGTCGTCGCCATGAAAGTAGGTGCATGACGGCGGATGCTGAGCTTGCTTAAAACGTAAATCCTCATTGAACCCTATGTTTATCACACGAACTTTAAAATCTTCCTCACCAACCATCTTCTTCCCCGGGCGCAGTGCCAAATCCGAACGTAGCGCCCTGCTGCACCGGGGAGGCGTTTTCGTGACCCGTTAGCTCGGCTGGTTCTTTGTTGAGTGGGATGGCGGAAAGTAGCAGATAGTCCTCATAACCCTTTGCTCGAAGCTTACAAGCAGGGCACTCACCACAACCACGACCCCATGGATTCCGTGTATCGGCGTCTCCGTTGTAACACGTGAGCGTATCATTGATGATGATGTCCAGCACACCAAGCTGCTCTGCCAACTGGAAAGTTTGTGCCTTGTTGTGATACATCAGCGGGGCTTTGATCGCAATCTTCGAGTTGTACCCGACCTGCAACGCATGCTCCAAACTGTTGACGAACCGTGCACGACAATCAGGATAACCGCTTTGTGAGACTATCACAGGACCTTGTTGATCAATGACAAGGGTGTGATGATCAGCTACGGTCAGGTCGTAAAGTACCCTATTGTTAGGGACTTCTGTGATCGACGTAACAGACGTGAAACTGGACTGACCCAGCGTCCTCCGCGGCCTTTGCTTGCTAAATTGTTGATGGGATAGGCAACTTTCATAGCTAACATTCTCGGCCAAAGTTCCTGGTCGACGTCTTGTTGTTACTCGCCAACCTAAACTTACAGCTAGCCGGTTGAATTGCGATGAAAGAAACTTATTCACTGTATAAAAATTGAAGCCCGCCCCGTTATGCACACATCCGTCACCATCTAGCAAAACTTGCAAAAGTTCTGATCTTAGTTTATCCGATAGGTCAAAAACCCAATCAGGAAGGCGCATGTCGAAAGAGTTAGTACCTAGAGTTCTGCAGAAAGCCCCAACTGCGCCAGCTACGCAAAATTCTTCGGTAGTAAATTCTCTATCGACTCCAAACCTGCCTAGCAACGCTGAAATTTTCGCATGATTATCCGCGTTGTGGGTAGGCGATTGATATATGGCTATGCGTTCCGGCGAATTAATGTCCCTACTCGCAGTACCTTCAGTGACGTACCACCCAACTAGCCTCACGAGGTCCAGTTTTTCCACGAACCGATTAACTTTCAGTTGATGTGAGTTGTAAATTTGTGTGCTTGTTACTGTGGCTTTGCCGCAAAGATAATCATGCGGTAGGTGATCACACAAGTCCACAATGTCGTGATCGTGATGACCAGGACTAGGTAGATCATGCTGAAGGTTAGGAATAATTAGGTTATCCCCCACAGCAATTTTATTAGCGTCACAAACCTGTAACTTGAAGCTGCACGCTACACCGTTGTTATCCTTTTGATACGTTCCACGCATCAAATGATGGTTAGGCGTAACTTCAATAACGCTGCCACCTTTTAGTTCGATCCTAAGAAGTGTTGGCTGGTGCGGAGACTCCGAGTGCATTACAATAGGTTTATCGTCTCGCAAGCCAGTTTCCGGGTCAAAACTCATAACCAGGTCGCCCACCCGCAACGCACTGAGGGGTTTAACTCCTGTGGAAGTATAAACCATCGCGTCACCGGGGATGCAGTAGTCGGTTTGGCACACTCCGGTAACAATGGCATGCGCTCCGATTTCCATAGCAACGCCGAAAGCTGCTGTCAAAAAGAGTGCATTACGCACAGGGACAAATGATGCAGGAACGTCCTCGATGTAAGCATGTGGCTTGGTCGTGTCGCCGTGATTGACCAAAGCAGATGATTGGTAGCTTTGGATGATCGGCGACAGATCCATAATCTTGTGTGCAACACCCAATTTCGCGCAAATGGCGGCGGCTGCTTGAAGTTCTTTGGCGTGCTTCTGCCCATAGGAAAAGGACAAGGCAAGCAAAACAGGCCCGCGCTGCATGGCCCACGCCAAACAGGTAGCGCTATCCTGGCCACCAGACATCACGACAAGGCTCTTCATATTGCGATTATTGGCTAGTATGTCACTTGCTGCTTTCTCAGACATTGGGATTTGCCTTTCTGGCTTGATCGATTGCGAACGAAAGTAGGTGGCTGTAATTGTGAGGATAGTAAAGATTAAAGACGGGAATGTTCCACAGCGGGTCCATGGCTATGCGCAACGCCTGACCAGTTCCGCCCCTTACTTCACCGTAGGGTGTCCAGCACGCAACAAAATCTACCGGCGAAACGAGGTCATCTCCAAGAACCTGAAAACCATTTCGGGCCATCAAAGATTTACCTATCATGGAAAGTTTGTGCCAAGTCGGATGGTAGTGTTTGGCTAGCTCGATAGCTGCAGAAGTCACGTCATCTACGGTATAGATCCTGGACCGGGCACCACCCCCTGTGGCAAAGGCTTCATCGGCTCCAATAGCACCACCAGAGTGCAGGGTGTAGCCCATATCGTAAAGCTGGACAGCAGCACCCGTCATAGCCTTGCAAACAGGCAACGGTGTTTTGCGTGATCCTATCCCGGCGTATCTCAGCATGAACTTATTCCAACGCGAACTGATCGTAGTCACCGAACTCGTAATAGCGAAACTCGCCGTTGGATCTTTTACCGCACAAGTTGCTGAGCGGCCTAGTTATCAAGGCGTCATCTTCGCAAATAGCACGATGCAAATAACCCCACTCATCAGTATGGCCCATCCAGACAATACCCATGATGATATACTGCTTCTGGTTGCCTGTGTGGGTTATGATATCCCCGATAATTTCAACAGGTTTTTCGAAACCACGGGAGTCGAGTTCGTCGGAAAGTCTGCTCATTGTTTTGTGCCCTGTTTGTCTATTCTAGGTCGTAGATTTTGTGGAGCTGCACGCCAAGTCGATAACCGAACTTTAAGCACAACTTGGCTGCTAGGTCACGGTTTCGCTTGTTTTTGCGCTCGTCCTGCTCGTCAGCGGGGTTTAGCCAGACCTGAGCAAAGCCGAGTGGTCGAGCAACGCGACCTTTAACCTTGTTTTCGAGCGCTTGAATAGGGAGGCCGTCCGCCTCGTCAACGTTGCCGTGCTGAATGATATATTTCCACGCCGACGCAAAACGCAAAGTTTCATCGACGTAGTGTACTTTAGGTGACACCACCACGTCTAGTGTTCTTCGCTGCATCCGCTCCATCATAAACGGCGTTATCGGATGAATGCCATTGGTCTCTATTTGAACAATTGTACCCGGCCTAGATTGATACATGTGAGTAAGAAATTCATCAAGTTGCTGCCTAAGCGGCTCACCACCTGTTATTACAAGCAAGTCAGTGCGGTGCTGGTTAAGACGCTCTGCTACTGAATAAGCAAGTTCCGAGGAGCCCACTCTGTACCTGCCTTGCGTGTATTCGGTATCACACAGTGGACACTGAAGCGAACAACCGGCCAACCTCAAGAACAACGCTGGTCGGCCTTGGTGGATGCACTCACCTTGGATTGTGTAGAACATGGAATGAACGTCTATTTCGCCATGCCCATGACGGACAGCAGGCTCAGGCTTTTGTGTATTGGTCATGTGGGATTGCCGCCTAGTTAACCCGCCCACTATGAGCTAAGGGCCTTGGTTTGTCAACGAAAAAGCGCGCAAGAGTTACCAAGCGCGCTTTCAAGATCAATAAAGATTGCAGCCAGATTAGGCGGCGTTTTCGTCTGCGGCAGCAGCCGCAGCAGCGAGAGCAGCCAAATCAACTTCCTCGTCTTCAGAGGCTTCGTCCGCTTCAGTGCCTTCTGCTGCACGAGCAGCAATTGCCTGCGCGGCAGCTTCTGCTTCGGCCATGGATGCCCGTGCAGCTTCGGCCTTTTCCTGGGCCTTGCGAAGAGTTTCTTCAGCTTTTTCAGCCGCCTTCTTGATCTTTTCCTGATCAGCCGCCTTCTTGAGTTCGGCCTTTTCAGCCTTCTCAGCCGCCTTGCGTTCCTTGGCAGCTTCGCGTTCTTCCTTGGCGGCTTCGCGCAGCCGAGTGCGTTCTTCCCGAGCAGCAGCCTTTTCGGCTTTGACGCGCTCTTTCTCTTCCTTGGCAGCACGTTGTTCTTCGGTCATCTGGCCCTTGAGCGCATCGCGCTTGGCCTTCACTTCCTCCTGGAGGCCGTGGAAAGTGACCCACCGACCGTACTGAGTCTGGCACGTTGCGACCTGAGCGCCATCGATCTTCATGTACAGCTCTTTGACTTCGCCGACGAGAGGCACCCGGTGTTCGGCGTTGTCGGCCATGTTCTGTGCCATCAGGTAATCGGCGTAATCCCAAACGAGTCCTGTGCGCGAACCGGCTTCCGGCCGGGTCTGGCCATTCTGCTTCGGACGTTCAGCCTTGATCGATACCTGCGGCAGCGGCATTGCAGTTGTTTCAGTCATGATGGTATTCCCTGTTCCTGTTGATCATTCGAGCGGGCTAATTAGTTTGCCCTGTATATTCGCTCAATTAAGCTAATGCAGTGCTGCATTAGTGTCAAGCACTATGGCGAATTTAGTTTTGTGAAGCCTTCAAATTTTTGCCCCACTGGACACCCATCGTGCTTTTGTTAATTCCTGCCGCCTCGCAAAGCTGTTTATACTTCGCACGATCAGCTCCCCCTACTTCATGGAAAAATTGACGACACAACGCAACAGCACCCACCGCACGGCCCGGAGCATCACCCCCTGTGGCAACCGGTGTAGGTCGTTTCACTTGCTGAGTTACGGGCTTAAGATTGGGCTGGGCATCAGCGCTTGACCAGCGACCAGAAACAACGCCGGAAACAACAGGCGTAGCACTTCGAAGCTTGGCACTCATTTTTGTGGCGTAGTCAGGCTCTTTTGCCCACAACTCAGGAGTGGCAGGCTCAATCACAAAAAGATCCGGTATGTCGGAAGGCAATTCACTCTTGAAGCACGTGACTACTAGCACTGGCTTGGACTCATTGCTAAGCTCGAAGTGGTGTATCCAGTCCTTACCGTCGCAGTAAAGTTCACAGTATTCGGTGATAGCGTTCTCATTCATACCTTTGAATGTCCAGCAGGACTTGTCGCCTTCAAGCGGCCTGAAAGTACGGAAAGATCTCAAACCTGCCTGCTTGGCCCGTTCAGCGGCGATCAGTCGAGAGAAGAAAACTGGATAGCTCATGACTTGCTCGCGGGACCGGGCTGTGGTGCTCTTTCTTTAGCAGCACGTGCAGCCCTTTGCGTTGCACCGTCCACAAAATCACAATACTCAGCGTAGAGTTGGCAGACTAATCCCGCCTCATCAGCCAATCGTTTTGCTTGATCTCTCAAACCTAACGCCGAGGCTTGGTCGCTAGCCCGCCGTAACGAGCTTGCACGTTGATTGAAGAAGTCACCTGCGTGACCATATATATTGTGGCCCATGGTAATCGCCTTTTAGTTGGTTAGCACTACATTCATGACAAACATAGCACTAACCTAGAGCGGCGTCAAGCACTAATCAAACATTCGATTGATGATCTCAACCAAATAAGTGGTATCAATCTTTTCAGGGTTGTGATCGTGAAGCTTGGTCAGGATCTCAGCGAAATAGGCGACATCAACTCCGGTTAACTGCTCCTCAAGAACGAGGTAGTCGGTAAGGTTGAGGTCACTGATCTGCATAGCCATTTTAAGATACTGACCAGCGTTGATCCGCCAACCGCGTTCGATGAACTTCCTGGCCCTGATAATGGAGCAAATCGGGTATTGAGAACCCTGATAGACGAGAGTTCGGCTGAGCAGCGCTTCCAGTGCATCTGCGTTTAAAGTCAACTGGTCGCCCGCAGACTCCCAATAATTTTTGCAATGGACGAAATCATAGTTGCCGTGAATCTCTTCCGGGTTGCCGTAGAACCTGAGAATCAGTTGAACCTGACCTTTGAGACTGATAGCGTTGCTGCTGATGAAACACGGGGAATAATCAGGCTTGTCACCGGTCTCAAGAGTAGGTGCTTTGGACTCATAGACTTCGGTAACATAATCGCCAGCTTGATCCTCTTGACGACTTTCGAAATAGTTATAGTCCTTGGTAGCTTCCGAACCGGCAATACCTGCGGACTGAACCTTGACACGAATACGATCCCGACCCTGTAAATCTTTAAGCTCTTCCACTTTAAGCGGGACTTGGATACCACCTTGAACTTTTTTGATTTCAAGGAACTTCTTGACGTAGTAGTCCGCCACAGCCCGGACAGTCTCTTTTGTGCGGAAATAAATGTCAACGTCGTTTACACGTTCGCCGAGAAGCATGGATGCGATGCAGCCACCCGTCACGATAGTTTCCCGTTTGCACCGGTCCCGCAGATCGGCATCATCAATAGTCTTGAGCCAGTCGTTGACTTTCTCATAAAGGAACTTCTTGATCGTTCGACTTTTCAAACCGTGCTTAGGGTTGTCGTGATTGCTCATTGCTACTGTCCTTAGCGTTTTGTCAAGCCGAGACGTTTGTAGGCCTCACAAACCACCATGGCTTGTGAGATGGCGTCGTCAAGTGCATGATGTGCAGTTCCGTGACGAAATTTTTCGCGATCCTCTCGCGTCATGCCCGAGATATCAACGATGGTCGCCATGGATCGCGGTGTGCGGTAATGCCAAGGAACTGGCAAGCCGCACGCTCGATAGGCGGCGTCGAGAATCGACACATCAAAATGAGGATCATTGGCCCATATCCGAATATCTCGGATTGGTTCATTCATGGGCTTATCGTGCCCTGCAATATCGGACAGCCACCGCCCGAACGACGTGAGAGCCATCGGTAAATAGACCGGATTTTCAAATGCAGCTTGTGCCTCCGCTGATTGATCAGCCCACCACTTGACTGTCTCAGGGTTTCGATGCAGAGGATATTTGTAGTGCCCTTTAACTGCACGTAGCCCTTCCGGTCGCACTTGCTCATGTCCTTCGATGAATGGATTTTCCGTTGCTCGATAGAACTTGTCGCCTAACGACATAACACGGTGACCAACTGGCTCATCCTTATCGTAACCCTCAATCCACCCCTTAACCGGGTCAAACACCACAGCCCCGATACTGCGAAGGTCGCAACCGGGATGAACTCCCCATGTTTCTAGGTCTAGCATAATATGTTTAATTTCCGACATATTTTTATCCTGTTTGTTAATGGATGGTCAGAACGGTGCTTCTTCCTTGTCAACATGAGAGTCGCAGCCAACTAGCACCACGCTTACGGGCGGTTGTGCGCCAAAGACCTCACACGTCCGATCATCAGCGCCAAGCCTAGCACAGTTGCCACAGGTGCGGAAAAGACCGATTGCCCCGTTCTCATTCAACCATGAGGAAATATTTGCGCCGAGATCGCCAGCCGCTTGCTGAGTGAATTGGTCTTTCCGCATTTTAAACTCGGTCATGTTTATCAGCTTTCTGCCCTAGGATTGATTCTGGCGTGTGGATAGTTGGGAGCTCAAGGTTGCCGTCATACGAAACTCTGCGTATTTTAGGGTACTTATCATTTTTGTCAATGTAAATATGAGTTGGAACACGTAATAGGTGCGTAGCCGTGCATCCTTGCTCAACATTTGGTGGCGGAGGAAAGTCGGGCAGTCTATCTTTCCACCACGCAACAGCCTGCCTGTGCATCCACCCCGTTTCGGATCCTATAGTCACCAACTCACTGGCCTTCTTACTCCTCTCACAGTGATAGGCTACTCGCATGGTCATCTCACCCAGCCCGGTAACCAGTTTATCATATTCGACACGATTGACCCTATACCAAGCCATGTCCTTATTTTTCTTCTCCTCAGGTGTTCTTCCCTCAGCAACAGGCTCAGCACTATCCGCTGTCCTGTCTATATTCGGTCCTTCCGCGTGATTGATCGTGAACTCAAAGTCACAATCAGGATTAGCACAGAACCTAGCCGACACGAAATTATGCTCTTCACACTTAGGACAAACTTTTACAGGAAGCTCACCTTTTTTCTTTTTCGAACCGGGCAACAGTGGATCGTTAATTGGTCCAAGTCTGTCAATATTCCCGGCAAAGTCAGACACTAAACAGAACAATTTGGGGCTGGCAGCTATCGACGCCAAGCGTCCTTCCTGAGTGTTCAAATCGAAACCGGGCATGTAAAAAGGACGAACACCGCGACCAAGAGTTTGAACATGTCGAGGAGCTGATTTAGTCGGGCAAAGGATAACGAGGTGATCAACAATGCAGCTGTCAAAACCTACGCGCAAGATATTATCCGAAACAATCATTCGGTACTTGCCAGCCTTGAAGTCCGCAATATTTTGGTCTCGTTCCTCTTTTTTCATTTTAGAGTGAACGTAGGTTACACGTTGATTCTTCATATTGAGATAAGCCGCTACAGAATCAATATGTTTTATGCCGGAACAAAATACCAGCCAATGATCACAGTCTACGCCACGACGCAAAGCCTCGTCCAGTGCGGCGGCAGTTTGTTCGTCAGTATTAATCCTCTCCTCAAGTTGCTTCTTGTTTAAGTCACCGCCTGAGGATTTAATACCGCTAATATCATAGTGGAACTGAGTTGGCGTTGATTTCAATCGAATGAGAAAGCCCATCCGAATGAGGGTGATAAACGCCTCACGACCAGTAATGTCGTAAACGATGTCTGTAAACAATGCATTGTCGCCGTCAGTAAGCAGTCCGTTTTTCATTCGATACGGAGTAGCTGACAAACCGATCACAACCAGTTTAGGGTATTTCTTTTTGAGGAAATCAATGAGCTTGCGATAGTTGCTTTCATCGTCTGGGGAAAGCAATTGACAGTTACCCGTTACAGTTACCCTACCAGATCGCCTAACTATGATATTACCCTTAGGAACCTGAACACAGTAAACATCACCAGAGTAATTTACTTTTTTCCTTTTAATAGATTGTGTACCGTTGCCCCTTATTTTTTTATTTATAGCAAGGCGGTACATGTCACTAAAATTCTCAGAGCGATCATCCTTAACTGCATTAATGGCGGCGGTATACCCAGCTAAACATGCCACGGCTTGATAGAAATCAGCAGATCGTTTACACCCGTTAGTGTATAAATAATAATCTTCTGTGTTTGCCGCCACATGTCCGTCCCAAATATTCATATACTCTATAATAGATACACACTTAGCGTGACTTAGGCTCGCCAAATCAAAATGATCAACTACCTGCTTTGTTATAGGGTCTTCAGGCATTCTAACAAGAAATCTCCTACTAGCTTTTGCATTAGGGCTAGACTTGCCGCTAGGAGAAACTTCAGTATACGAAAAATTACCTTCTGACATCAAAAGCTCAAACTCATCAATCTTTCTTTGTTTGGAAAACGAAAAAGATAAATAAGGTACTTTAGCCGTGCCGCAAAGCAGGTGGCCATCCGCCTGTGTCATTATAGCTAGCTTTTCACGGGGTGTTAAGGTGTTGTCAGTTCCGGATGCAAAACCGGACTGCACCTGATTGTACCAGCCGTTAATAACAAAGTCTCTGACAGGATTTTTCAGGTTCTCACCTGTGGATTTTTTATTAACCATAAAATCATGACCGCCAGTAACCATCATATCAATGCTGTTTTTTGCGTATAAATGATAGAAGTCATCAGGATTGGCTTCCCGCCTCACGTACTTAGTCGGCGTTACAAATGAAACCTCGTTCGTATCCTTATCAAACTGAGCTACCAAATCTGTTGTGAGGAGTTCAGGAAACGCAACAAACCCCCGGTTAGTCAAAACCTCAGTGTCAGGGGAGAAGCACTCATCTATCATGAGATAGTGCTGAATACCAAAAGCATCCATATTCTTTACTGCTGACTGAATACCGGCCACCGTAATGGGCATGTAAGCGCGCTTACTGTCAAGACCGGCTGAATAAACAGCCATAGGAGCCTGTGGCCACACCATTTGAATGGCGTTATAATCCTGAACAAGTAATTCTTTTACATGAGCAAGAACCATTATCCTTGCTGTAGGTTTCCATGCAAGTATTGACTTGCACAACATCCCGAGCAAGGGGCTTTTCCCGCAGCCTGTTGGAATGGCTGCAATCGGGTGACAGCCAAGCTCATTCATAAGCCGCCACATTATAGCGTCATGAGCTTCTTGCTGATAAAAGCGAGCTATAAACTTAGTGAAGCTCAATTTTCTTTAGCCTGTACTTGATGTCTTGCTGGTGGCTTAGGGCACATACGATTTTCGATCTCGTGAAAATCTTTCCACAACTGATTTCGCCAAGCTTTAGTCAAGGCCAAGGCTTGATCACGACTAATCTCAGAACCTATCGGGATGTGAAAACCAGTCGTCATTCGTCGTCGGAAGGCTTCACAAATTTCTTGGTTCGTTTGCCTCGACATCGTGAAGACTCCCCTGTGACAATAGCTAGGACGAAAAGAAAGACGACAACCCCGACACAAACAAGAAAAAGAGCCTTACCCGACAGCATCGTCAGGTCCGAGTGCTTCCTCAAGCTTAAGCAGTTGATCCTTGAGAATTTCAATTTCTCGCTCTATTGAAAGTTTCTCTATCTTTTTTCGTTGCGCAGCCCAATCCGGTTCCCCGTATAGCCAACTAACACCACTCCCGACAAGGAGCTTTGCGTCATCATCTGTCAGATTACAGATGTGTCTGTAGTCCGTACCGCCTAAATCGTGAGTGCGAACCACTAACTGCCAAGGCTTGCCTAAATCTAGGTCATTCGCTTTGATTTCAAAACTAGTCATTGATTTGTTTCCATCCATCACACCCAACAGCTTCGACTTCTACTGGGATAGTTGCGTTCCATTTTCCACAATACCATTTACCTTCAGCTACCGGAGCTGAAAATTCACATGATCTGCAATTTTTCGTAAGAGGAGCACCGAAATGGCACTTATCCCTATGATCGCAGAATTTGCATGTAAAGTGACTTGGACTTCTGCTAATTCGCTTCGGTGGTGTCTTAGCATACACAATGCGACGAGCTTTGTCCATCGTTTCCGCAGCATGCTCAGGGTCAGCGCTGATAAATTCAAAATACAAGTCATCTGTATTCTTATTTACAGCAGCATACAGAGCAGCGGGCAACCGCCTATGTTCCATATAAAGGACCATTTGTGTGTAGTGCTCTGGCTTAACCATCCGAACTGAATCTGCTGCCACAAGTTTTTCATAACTGGCAACGCCGTGTGTCTTAAACTCTGTCAGGATCGTAGTATCGGATGGAAGGCCCAACTCTTCCTCAAGAAAAGGTACGTTCCATGCTTCACCGTCAAGGGAACCACCAACATGACCTTCCACAGATTCAAAGCGGAATTGTTTAGGCGCGTCCAAAACAACCTTAAATTCATGTTGTGCCCGAAGAACATGGCTGCTGTAGTTTGACGTATCAGGGGTAAGCTCCTCAACTAACCCGCCGCCGAAATGTTCTTTCCTCAATTCACCAGTGACCTTAAAGTAACTGTCAGATTCGGGATGATACATGAGATGATCAACAGTGGCGGGATCAAACTCTTGGATCTTCATGCCAGTCATTTGCATAAATTCTACAAACCTAGCTTCCTCCCTGTGACCACGGTCAAACAACCTCATAATTCTTCCGGGGAAATTTGATGGGGAAACATGTCGATACGAGTACCAAATCTCACGTTCACAAGATTTGCCGAGAATCGAAGCACCGAGATGCCGACGTGGTCCAGAACTTCCATGGGATGGAGTTCCTTGAGCGTCGTAACATGCTTGATCAATAAATTCTGTTAGTTTAGTTAGCCTGCCCATTATTCTTCTTTCTCCCACGGAAGTGGAGGTCTGAGAACTACGTCGTCCAGCTTGGCTAAACTGCCACCGTAGGATTTAACGCCCCAAATATTTTCCTCCCAGCACGTGCGACGCAAGCAGCTTTGAAGGGGGCCGCGCCATGCTGCGTCAAGTTTCTCTTTAAGACTTATCTTAGCCACTGCAAACTCCGCAAACTACATTGTTACGATTTTTCTTGACACAGGGGCTTCTTCGCCGCTGGCGGGGTCAAAGTTCACAAGGCATGGCGGGATGTAAATCAGTTTGGTTTCTGCATTACCCTTGCCGTAATGCTGTCGGCGAGTGTATCCTTGGCGCACGTGCGGGATCTTTGTACCCTTTTCACCTGCCTGACAGGCGGTGCCATCGCTGCGATACACGGTCCCTATGCGAAGGATAGTGTGGTTTGCCACAGGGGGCTTGCCTGACTTTGTGCGGGCCTTATTCAGCTTCTCGCACGTCACCACTTTTCGTTCAATTCCGCGCAAATTCGTCAACACGAGAGCCGTTGTGAGCGCGAAAGAAGTAATGTTGGCGATCAGCTGCGGAATTTCCCTATCAGGAGATCCGGGGAGTTCACGACTCTTGCTGAACACGAATGAGTAGCCGGATTCGGACACCAAAACCGCATATTCCTGATCGAAAGCCATAGCGTTGGAAGTCTTGGTATCGATCATGGCGTACCGGCAGCTAAATACCCCTGTGGCAATAGTCTTCAGCAACACAAATTCATGAGCTCCTGGGTCAACTTCAAACTCAAATACGCACTGTGGATGAGGAAGATGAACACAATCACCCTCGATCATAGCTTTCAGGGTTTCATTCACGTTAACCCGCTTCAACAGGTCGAAGACTGCTGGATCCAAAACATAGGATGCCGATTGCATCATTAGTGCAACTGTCTCGTTTTCTGATCCAAACTGCCCTGTGTTTGGATCAACATTTTCAGCCAGCTTGTGCAGCCGGGAGGCGATCACAGTACAGGCTCCGCAGTGAAGAACCTGTTGCTCTTGCCCGGGATAGCCAGAACCGTGCTACCTACAAACCCCATCTTGTGCCCTAAAGCATCCCATGCAGCATTAGCACATTCTTGCGGTGTCGGAGCTAGACCACACTGCATCATGATAAGTGGTGACGGCTTAGCAGCCGCTAAAAGCACATCAAGATCATCTTGGGTCATTTCATATTCGCGTCGTTCGGTCATCAAATATTCCCCATTGAACACCTAAGGTTAGCACGAACGCGATGCAGTGTCAAACGAAAAGGGCGGGTAACACGAAGAAACCCGCCCCCTCTCAACGCGAAGAATAGTCCCGCCAGAGCTATTCGACGCGGAGCTTCCAGATGACCGCAGCAGCAATGAGCTTAGCTGCAACCATCAAAAAGAAAGTTCCCGGAGTGAAGGCGCTGATAACCAGCAGGAAGATAAGCGTGTCTGTTGGCGCAGAAACAAAGGATGAATAGGCCACCCGTTGATAAAACGGTTTCTTCGTGACAGAATAGACGATGTAGTCAATCAGTTCGCTGGCAGCAAATGCGAGGGCAGAAGCCATAGCCACATAGGGATCTGCCATAATGTAAGAGATAATAACGCCGATCACCATGGCGAGGAGAATGTAGTGACCAGATTGCCGTTGGGCGTAGTCTCGAAGCACAAAAATTGACCCTACCAGGACCGCCACAGGCGACACCATTCCGATAGGCGATTGGATCATAGGCACTACGCTGAATAGCATGTTCACCAAAACAATGGATGCCACGTAAACGTAGAACATTGGCGAAGTAAAGGCATCTTGAGCAGTCTTAGAATCGTGCATGGTTTGTTATTCCCGTTTCCTGGGTTAAGTAAGACTTCAGTGTTTCAACTTGTCCACAGCGTATCTCTCAAGGTCCTCAAATTCTTCCGGGACGGTTAAAAGAGCAGAACGCTGTTTTTGGGTCTGTTTGTTGTTGTCGGGAAACAAACCCACAGATACATGCTCTTCATCGCCCGCATGGTCCAGAACACTCTGTAAAGCTTCTCGACCTGTTCTTGTAAGAAAAAGTTGAATAGTGTCACCCCTAGCAGGCGAGTACCATTTACCGTCCACTTTAACATACATATTAAATATCCGATGATTAGAGCAAAGAACTGTCGGGGACTTCACTGTGGGGCGTGAGTGGCCCCCGACAGTAAGGAAAGTGGTTGATCACATCTTGCAAATGGAGATCGCCGAACTTTCCTTTACTTGGCCCAATCGGGCGTTGCGGCAGGAGCACCTGTCTGGACAGCAGCTGCCATCTGCTGAATTGGGTTACCCATCGGATCGCAAGGCTGGCCCGTAGCGGTGTTGATGAATCCACCGGTTCCGATTGCGATTACTCCAGCTGCCAGCTGTGGAGGTGTCTGCTGCTGAGCGGCTGCGGCCTGTGCTGCCTGCTGCTGGGCAAGAGCTACCTGCTGGGCGGCTGCTTGCTGCTGAGCCACTTGTGCAGGATCCGGCTGAACTGCCTGAGCCTGAGCGGCAAAGGTTGACGCACCTTGATCCCCTGTGGCAACCTGACCCTGTTCGCCAGGAGCATTCCCCTTGCTGTCCTTGTAGCCCGTCACGTTGTTCGAGAATGATCCCGGCTTGTCGTCACGTTCTTCCTTGACAACACTGACCTTGAACGGTTTGCCGTGGAGCTGAGCCGTGTTGGTCCACTGCATGACGCCGGTAACGTGGCTGATAGCGGAAAGCTGAGCCATGGCGATCTCGACAGTTGTGGCATTGGCGTTCTTGTAGTTGATGCGATCCACAACAATCTTGCCGGCGTAATCACCAGTCAGGATCTTGTAATCAAACGCGAAGAACATGGCCCCGTTTTTGTCTTTGGTTTCTTTGTCGACGGATTTGACGATGGCGACATCGTACTCCCCGCTGGGAACAGTGTCCCTCGGTGCGCTTGGAGCGACGTTTGCGGCGTTAAAGGTAAATGCGACTGACATACGGATAGTCCTTCTGTTGTGCCCTGTTGCTGGGCTGTTTTTCACCCTATTGGCGGGGCGATTGGTTGGTAACAAGACACCGAGTAGATTTTATCCCTACTGCATGCACTTGTTAAAGATGTAAGCGATGTTTGGCGGCTCGTATTCATTAAGATTCCCCGAACGATCCCGAGCCATGGATTCGAACGTTGCTTTACACAGGAAAGCTTTTTGCTGACCATCAGCAGCCGAGATGTGGAAAGTACCCAGCCGCATGATAAGATCGAAAAGATGAGGCACCTTAATGGGCATTTCCCTGCCAGGATAGTATGGTCGGTTGGTTACGACACCATCCTCTTCAATTTTTTGAAGCTTAGAAATCAGCAGGACATGCTTGTTTTGCAAGAAGTAAAGATCATTAAGGTGCTTCATGGCCCACATGGACATTTCACCATAAGCCGCTTGGCCGTGAGCCTTGTTTCCGCCCTTGGATCCTGCACCAAGAGCTTCCCGCAACTTAATCTCGCACAATTCGGATGCGCTATCCATGATAATCGTATCAAATTTGGATGCTTCAGCTGAGGACTTAAAAAACTCCATGCAGTCATCGATGCGGGCCGACGTGTAAGCCTCTATTGTGGGGATCTCCAACTTACGAATGGACATCATGCCCGGCTCAGTTGCTACAAAGCATGCATTCGGAGCAGTGGCAGCGCAGATTGGCGTCTTTCCCTCACCGGCACCGGAATATACCACTGACTTGACGCCGTAGCGTCGGGCAAATTCGCGGGCGGGTTTGAAGTCGCTAAGAGTGATTTTCATGGGCGGGATCAATCTTTAAAATCTGCGGTTTAATCTAAGAGTCTGGCCATTGACGGTTTTTCGGCTCCGAAGCTAGTGCTGTCGCCTGTGGCGGATGCTAAGCTTCGGAGCCCGGTGCTAAGCTAGTGTGCCCTAGCCCATGCACCGATTAGTAACGCATCGGTGTTTTAATCCGTTTGAATTTCCACGGTGTGGTGTTTGATTGACGGAGTTCCCGGAGCTTCCTTGACGAACTGAGAAAAGATTTCAAGGATTGCATCAGCCATTTTTGGTGCGTTGTCGTCGGCGGGGGCTGCTGGCTCAAGTGACTGCTCCTGTGACCCGTCAGAATTAGAAAGTTTAGCCGCCTCGTCCCGGGCAGCTTCGCGGGCATCAAGTAGTTTGCGCCAGTTTGCAGCGCTGAATGACGGCTGAAAAGTGATCACGTCCTTGACATCAGCAGCCTTTATCGTCTTCTCAGTGATGGCCTTCATGAAAGGCTTTTTGTCCAGTGTACGATTGACCTTGATCTCCATCTGCAGTTCATGACGTATCAGCACGCCGTCTGCATTGTAGAAGCTTCCGAGACCGATCTTGTTCAGGCCCTCTTCCGCATCGGCAAAAAATTCTCGATGAATTTCCATGCGGGCAGCTTTTTCATTCTCCGCTGCGGCGTCCAATTCAGCTTTTGCCATTTTCCATTTCGCCATCTGGGCGAATAAAAGTTGCTTACGATCCTCAGGCATACTGAGGACAGTAGCTATCATCGGTCGTCGTGCCATGTTGATTGTGCCCCGTTTAGTACAGACATACAAGATGTTGTTCGAAGCCCTTATACTATACTTGGCGTTTTGCTCTGTCAACAACTTTTTTAGTTGAGAACGGCCATAAGCTCTTGAAGCATAAGGGTTGCCACAGGGGTTTGTGGCATGCTATTGTGAGGGTTCGCGGCGAGGGCTATTTGATCTTACTTATGGCCTATGCTGTTCAATCCTGGGGCAACTGAAATGGCTCAACCATCAAAGATGACAAAAGCAAACGGGCTGCAACCCGTTAAGGAAACAGCCCGTCGCTTCAACACAAGACATATCGCAAAGGTTCGCAACAACCTTAGTAAGTTTCGATCCGCACCCTGCAAAGGGTGACCAAGTAATCGGCCTCACATGTCAATATAATATACGTGTAGGCCCTGGAAGTCAACAAAAAACTTCGGGTTTTTCAATATGACGGCAGCTAAAGCGGCGCACACCAACTCCCGGATAAGGGTGAAACTGGCCAATATACCTAAAGAATTGAAGGCCTTCGACACATGGGCGCTTGTCAACGAAAATAAAGAACCAATTACTGTTGTCTCACAAGCTCTTCCCGGTCGCGGCCATAGATACATAGCCAGTTTTAATGATCCTGACACGCTAGCTACATATGATGATGCTAGAGCTTATTTCTTAAGAGCAGGCGATAATATTGCGGCGCTGGCCGTAGCCTCCCCTGTAGGTAGTCGTGTAGTTTGCGTTGATCTGGACTATCAAGAAGAAAAGATGCAGCAGCGTGTTAATCGCGGAACCGTTAGTCAGGAAGATGCTGACAATTACTGTGCTGCTGCACGGATCCGCATTAATGACATAGCCAAGAATTTCGCCGATAAGGGCGCTTACATAGAACGATCCATGTCGGGCAACGGCTGGCACATTTTCTTCATAGCTGACATTCCACATAAACGGTATGACATTGGCTCTTATGGCAACGTGTTTGCTAACGGACAATTTATTTACGTAGTCGGGGATATCCCTAAGATCTCAGATGAGCCCGCAGATCAGTGGCCAAGTGATGACAGTTTGCGTGATGGTGAAGAATCACTGCCCGATCTCACAGAATTCTTTAAAACATTTGAAAACACCTACACTAACACTGGCGACTTGGTTCCTAACAATGACAACACATCTGAAGAATCACTTGCCTCAAATGTTGAATACTTGCTCCCTAACTATACCAAGTACGGTCGCAGAACAGATCTGACTGACCATGAAATTCTTGATTACATACAAAACAAGCTTAAGAAGGATTGGCAGGTTTATCAGGGCGATGCAGGTTGGTCAGTAGATAACACAGGACGTGCTGATTGGTCCTTTGACACGGCTGCACTTATCGGGACATTCGATAAAATCTCCGGCAAATATGAACAGGTAAGGCGGTTGATGGAGGAGTCACCGCGCATGATACATGCCGGTAAAACTGAAAAAGTTCTTCCAGGAGGTCGTGTTGTAGAAGGTCGAGATCGCTGGGACAGGATGTTCGGCAAAAACGGCGTATTCAACAAAGAGGTTATTAAAGCCCGGGAAAAGAATGACAGGTGGTTCGAGTCCGGTAAAACATTACCACCGATGCGTGATCAAAGCGCCATTGATCACGGTCGCCTTCTAGTGGCCAACTGGGAAGCGTCAAAGCTCCCTGTGGCAAACGCTCACGGCAGTGAAGAAATCACTCAGGCACCCTCCAGCGGCACGGGTAATGTTCTCGACGAGCACCAAGAGGGCGACCCTTACGATACAGCTTTCCAGGCTTCGATAGCTAAGGAAGAACACCTCAGGGTGATGCAGTCGCTCAGGAACAGGCCTCAATCTGCTGAACTAGCTAAACCGCGTGCCCTTGAAGCTCGTGATTTCTTAAGCTGCGGTATCCCGCCACAATACCTTAGTGAAGAAATGTTGCCTCCTGGCAAGGCCGGTGAGCTGTGTCTGAGCGCATATAAAGCCATGTATGAGCCAATGGTTAAGTTTGCTGTCCCTGCTACTTTATCGTTCTTATCGGGTGTGGTCAGTAGACGATACAAGGTTCGCAATGACGGCTCTGGTCCTGTCCTAAATTTCATTGTATGTGCTCAAACCGCTACCGGCAAGTCTCAGTCAGTAGGCGTCATTGAGAAGCTGTTTGGTTCGATTAGGTGCGAACTACACGCTTGCAAAAATCGCGTGTTTAAGGGTGCTGCTGGGTCAGTACAAGGCATGCACGGCCACCTAGAGGAGGTGCCTAGCTGCTTGTGGTTGATTGACGAGTGCAAGGCCTCACTGCAAAGCATTGTGAAGCCCAAAACACCTACCGATAACAACTTCCAAAGCTTCTTCAACCAGCTATTTGACGCCAGCACGGCTAAAGCCGTGACAAACCCCTATGCCTCCCGCACGTCAAAGAAAGAGGGCGAAAGTCCGATCTTAAACTTGAGTGTAGCCACGTATTGGGGCACAACTATTTCCAACATTACTGAGTTCTTCACGCGGGATGTGGTTGAAAGTGGTCTACCGTCTAGACTTTTGGTTGTGACGCACAAAGGTGCATCCGCTGTTGAGCAACACCCGTCACAAATGTTACGCAAACTTCCTGAGGAACAAGAGAACTTAGTTAAGACGCTGTTACGAACAGCTGTAGAAACTGATCAACGATACGAACAGACAGCAGCGGATGCTAACGTTGATCGGTCATTCTTTGTTCAATACGTGGAGTTTGATCAGTACGCCAACGAACTTTTCGACAAAGTCCTTATTCAGGTCGGCGTATTCAAGCGCCCGGTTCAGAACGGAATAAGCCCTTTTGGGCTGCACTACCTGTCACTAGCCCGCATAGCCATCATGTCAGCGCGTGTAGCCGCCATCCTAGCTATTTGTGATAACCCGGAGCACCCCGTAATCAATTACGGTCACTATGCATGGGCACTAGGTTACTGCCTCAACACGGTATGCAGTCTCATGCATGCGTTCGACACGAACATAATTGGAACCACGCGAGGGGATGCCACTGCTGTAGCTATGCAGGTTATTTTTGACCTGTCTAAAAAAACAAAAGCTATTGCAGATGGATATGTGGCCCGTCATGAATGCATTAGAGAAATGCGAAAGAGGTTGCCGTTCAAGACAGCAGACGACGGCCAAATCACCTCGCATAGTTCGCACAAAATGGCTGAAGAAACCGTGGAGATATTGGCTAAAGACGGAATTATCGCCATACCCGTGGTACGACCGTCAACCAAACCACTTAAAGCTATTCAGATCCTGGATCACCCAGCTTGGGAACAATTATCCCTTTAAGTCATTCAAGTTTTTGTCGCTCAGGTATTGTGCTGCCATTGAGATGCCGTCATCAACGTCACCTTCTTCAATGCCATCGTCGCCCTGCTCCATAATCTCATTGGCGGCTGCGTCAAACATTCGATGAATAGGCGTAGTTCCGTCTTCCTCCTGCCTCTGGAGCTGACCTACCATTGATTTGGCGAAGTCCCTCAGATCATTTATTTTAAAATCTGGAGGAAAATCCAGTGCGGTTTGGGTAGCAAAAGCAAGCAGCGCAATACCTATGGAAATTTTCAACTGACCGTCCTCTACTTCCACAGTCAGCTGCTTTCCATAGTCCATGTTTGGGTTAATCATAACTAAAGCCTCACATATAGTAGTGTGTAACAAGGCCGTCAGACCTGCCGACAGCAGTCCCAATATAAGTCATATTCTTGGCGTCATCAGGAACTTCTCTGCCGGTCCAAACACAGGCGAAAGGCCGGTTAACCGGTGTACCGCCCGTATCGACCTCCATCCAAACATAAGGGGTGTCGTCCTGTGTATCAACATGAAGCGGCCGAGCCCCCTGTGGCAACATCAGGAGGCCCAAACCGTGAAGTACAGGGAGCTGATATTTGTAGATTGTTTTCATGATTGGTCCTCAATTCAAGGTTTAGGCTTTCGGAATATCGTCGGGCTGAATGCTACTCCTGAAAGGACCGGTGTACAGTCCTCAAGTAGTCCTTTTCGCACAAGTGATCGGAGCGTATTAATTCGCACTTTCGCTCTGTCTGCTGACAGCACATCGTCAAGACCAAACTTGGCAAGTGCCAATTTCTGCGGTAAGGACAACTTAATCGGCTTGCACAACATGGGAAAGTTGTGCCGGTGACGTGCTTCTGCAGACGGTGATCTGAATACAGCACCGCAACGGCACGTGTCCCTGTACTTAGCCCTAGTCATGACGAAAGCCATTCCTTGTTAAACGGTCGATCACACAAAAGATTTTTGACATGATTAGAGTCATTAATTGGGTCGCCTGCATCTGTAAGCCACCAAGCATGCTCATAACCGAGATTTGATTCTGACCAGTTAAAAATCTTCCCATTTTGAAAACAGTAATCAGCGTCAGATTGCTGAGGTCCTAATTCCCGATACGGGGCGTTAACGTTCATTCTCATGGTAGCACCTTATTTTACGCATTCAGGAATTGTGAGATCAAAGCGACGACTAATGTTCCGCAGTTGCTGCTTCATACTTTCCGCATTCATTCCTGCATCATGAGACGACTGAAGCCACGCTAGGAAACTAAAGAGACTAGAATATTCAGAATAAAGACCTTTAAAATCATATTTCAAGTCTGTCAAACTGTATAATACCCGCTGAATCCCGGCCCCCTCAAGTGAATCTTCATACTCTGAGTCCGCTATCAAATGACCTATGGCGCATTTGAGAGTGTTGCCACAGGGGTCGGCGGACCTGTATACGCATCGGTTATGCTTGTCGACTGACTGCTTGAATTCCTGAGAGGCTAGGCCCTCACAAGCGATGTCATAGCAGAGTTGCAGCGCATTTGGCGAGGTGACCAACTCGTTGAAAGTTTTCTGTTCGGAAGAAGCGGCGACGGTCATTGCGAGATCCTACTAAAACGGGTTTAATCTAAAGGATGCCCACTGATGCGGGGAGGGCTAACTGATAGGAGTAGGCGAACGCTTTCAGGCGATGTCTCATACCCGCAGGGGTAGCACCTTTGTCATGGGCGTACTGTAGTTCGCTGAGGAACACGTGGGCGTTTGTTGATTCCTCTGTCGGGTTTACAGCAACAAAAGTTGTGTACCGCTTCACGCCTAGCTCAAAAAGCACGTCTGACGTGCTAGAAAACTCAAAACGTTCTTCGTACTCGTCATCAGGAATGAGATGACCTATAGCACATTTTCGATGATTTTCATTGCTTCTATATCGACATACCAGAACACTTTCGCCTTGGGTTTGCATACTGCCAATGGACCGTTCAAAGCCCTGCGAAGCTAGGCCCTCGCACACTGTGTCAAAGATAGCTTGCTTGGGGTTAGGCACGTCGAGGAGTTCTCTAAGTTTCATCATCGTGTTCCTGATTCTGTTCGCCTGTCAAACTGTTTGGAATACTCAGGCTGTTTCTCTGGGCGAAGCTGAGAAGTCTATCCTTCATTTCCCGTGGTGATACGCCTTGATCATGAGCTCCCATGAGTCCCATCAAAAACTGAGAAACTTCGCTGTACTCCCAGTTCAAGTTTGAAGACTCGTCGCTGGATCCGTCAAAATTAAGGTTAGGATCAACACCGAGCTTGCGCATGACTTGAACAAGTGATGCAGATTCCATCCAGTCAGCGTACTGATCGTCTTCAATGAGGTGACCTATGGCGCATTTCATGCCATCGAACCCACGAAAAAGGCATTTAGCTATGCCAACTGATCGCTTGAAATCCTGTTCAGCCAGACCACTGCACACGGCATCAAAAATAGCTTGTTGCGGGTTAGGCTCAGCCAAGAGTTGTTTAAGGGTCATAGTAGTGGTTCCTATAATTTCCGCGTTTCACGCAACGGCTGGCCATTTATTCCAGTACGGGTGCTGGTCGCAAATATTCTAGGTCAAGTGGCAGGAGTTCCCCGGTATCACGGAGGTGCTTAAGTTGTGCTATGAGGGGATCTGGCGGAATATCAGCAAAATGAATAACAAAATCTACGTGCCGCAGGTGTGGGTAGGCTATGTCCTGTGCCATCTTATAGGGAACATTAAAGAATTCCGCTAAAGCACCTAAAGCACTTGGATTAGTAGCTGCCGGTATTACTTTCTTTTTTCGACCTTGCATAAAGATCTCAGCATGACCAGCAATACAGGCGGTAGTCCCGCAATGATGTCCTGTGTAGTCTTCATGTGGCTCGTACGCGGAGACTAAGCCAAAGAAACTAGCCATATTGAAGCCTATACGATTACCGCAAACGACAACAGGTTCCTTCCCTGAGATAACTTTAATCATCCGATCAATGTTTCTCTTATTCACACACTTAGGGTCCACAAGGTGGATCGGGTAGCATGGTTTGCTCATAACCTAACCTTATTGTTTTGTGTTGCGGTACTCTAGCAGTCTAAATCAGTTCCAGGAGCTCGCCAGTGTCGCGCAAATGTCTGAGTTGAGCCGCAACAGCTTCGGCTGGAATGTCCTCATACCGGGGGTATTTACGGCTCTCCGGATAGGCTATTTGAATAGCCATCCAGTATGGAATGTTAAAATAGTGCTCAAGGGCAGTCACATCGCTCCTGTCATCACCGCCGCCAAAGTCAGGAACACTTGCCTTGTCACAAAGCAAATCTGCATAACCAGCTACACAGGCCGTGGATCCGCACTGGTGCTTATTGACATCTACAGTTCTATTATGGTCCAAAAACAGGTTCATATTGAAGCCGACGCGCTTACCGTTGGGCATTGTGAAGATTTCTTTGCCTGTAATGATGCGGATCATCCGGTTGATATTCTTTTTGTTCAGCTTCTTCGGATCAATAGTGGCCAGGATCCTTTTAGGGATGTTGGTCATGATCAGATCCTCAACGCTTGACGGGTGCCGGTGCTGCCAGCTTGGCGGAAATAAACACGAGGCCGACAACCATGAAATCAAACAGCCAGTCAATAAAGGACGGCGTTACGAGTTGCAGCATGGTGAGAATCAAAGCGGTTGACGTAGTCCATGCGAGCACGTGTTTTCTGAGTAAGTCCATCATTGATGCATTCCTGGGTGTTGTTTAAATGAAAGGCCCTTGACGCCATATGATACAGCATCAAGGGCCTATTGGCAAGTCGCTACACGTGATTACACGTAGCTGGACACCTTGAGACCGAGCCTGCCTGCGATCCTTTCCAGGACAGCCGTTTCTTCCGGCGAAACGCTGCCGTCAGCATCGGCAATGTCCATAGCAGTCAGGAGCACAATTTCCGCTTCTTCGGCATTGCTGGCGATGTCGTCGATTTCCTTGAAAAGACCCATCTTGCCGACACGTCCGCCGTTGGCACGGTCGATCATGCGCTGGATGCAACCTTCGATGGCGCGGGCATCAAAAGCGGTATTGAGCGTCTCGTTGGCCATAACAGCCTTGGCCGTCGCTTCGACCTCGGAATCATCAATGGTGCCGTCAGCAGCAGCCACAAGTGCGGCACCGGCGCAGACAGCTTCCAGAAGATCAGTACGACCGCTCATGCGCTTCGCGCCGCCCGACAATTTGTCTTTCAAACCCTTGAACAATGTATCATTCCTTTGTGATGTTGGCCCTGTTGAAATCTTCGCACCGGTTGCCACAGGGTGCATGTGAACTTTAAAGTGGTGGGCTGTTATTGTCAAGTATTTTGTGTGGGACTTGACAGCACTATCCTAACCCGTTTGCTAATCGAGTACCCAGCGCACCTCCCCTGTTGCAATCAGGTTCTCAAGCATGTTGATTGCATGCTCCGCGGTGGCAGAACGGAGGTGAATTGTGGTGCTGTTGTTTGGAAATGCTATTTTAAGGGCTAACTCAATATCGACGCCGAATACTTCCGCTATTGCGGTAGTCGGACACAGGGTAGTAAATCTGGCGTTGGGATTTTGCAGGATATCGCAGAAACCGGCGATGCAGGCCACTGTGCCGCAATCCTGCGGAGCACCTACGAATTGTTTATGAGATTCCAGCATTTCCTGGACGTTTACCACGGCGTAATTCATGTGGAAGGCGACTGGCCTCCCGTTGTGAAGAAAGGGTTCGTGTGGCTGCGGTGCGTCCGGGTCACTTGCAGCGCGAATAAGGTTGATGACCTTGCGAATATTGGCGACGTTAAGGGTGGAGGTGGGGTTGGTCACGGTGGGTGGTCCTTGTTAAACTGTGAATGGGGTGAAGAGGTCGCCCATTGGTTTTGCTCTTAGTCGTGGAGCGAGTTTACGAGCGGAACAGTTCCCATGCTGCATGGTCGAGTCTAGGCCATATTACTTTGAGCGGTTTTGTGGATGGGCGTATGGTTTGGGCGTATATGATTCCTTCGTGCATGAGAGTATCTAACATTTCTTCAGCCATTTGCCCGGTATCTGCTACCTTGTACGGGCTAAGCTGCCTTATCCTTCTGACACAGTCATGGCGTGCAATATACTGAGACTTGGCGTAGTTAGGTTTTTTTGATAGGTGAAAGATAACGTGCATAGCTATGGCGGCTGCACCTATGGAATTTTGGTCAAACAAATGTTCTAAGGGTGACTTACCATCCTCGACCAGTTTGCGCAATTGGTGTGTTGAAATGTAAAGTGACATGTCAGGCCTCTAATAGACGATTACTAGGCGGGAACCTTGCGGCAATAGGTATCTCAGAAGTGCCATGGTGGCGTCCTCGGCGGGTAGGTAAGGTTCTCGGCGAAGTCGCATAACCACGTTGGGATGTATGTTGATAGCACGAGCAATAAACCTCGTGGACTTGTGTTTGTGTTGGTCGCTGTTGACCAAATTATGAAGGAGATGACTGATTGGGTAGTCCTCGTCTACAGGTGTGAAGTAGGTGGTCATGTCAATAATCCTCGTCATTGGAAGCATTTGCTGACACAGCGCGCACTGAAGGTAAATCTTGCCACTTTAGCGGCGTGGATTTTGGCGGCGGCTGCTCGACAATCGCAAGAATACTTCCCTGTGGCAACAAGTAATCGAGTAGGGCTATGGTGATATCCTTGGATGGTAAGTGTGGTTCCAAGCGAAGCCTTGCTATAATTTTATGATGCACCCCCGTGGAATCAGCTATTGCTCTGGCGGACTTATGTTTGTGTTCACTATTATTGACCAGCGCATGAAGCACGTCATCTATCCAGAAACTTTTGGGTAAGGGAGTATACTTAAGTGGCGTGGTCATATAATGCTGCTTTGTAATTGTGCTGAACATAATGTAGTTCATTAAGTGCAGTATGTCAAGTGTGGTGTGTAGTGCGGGTCGATTAGGCGGCTCGGGTGGTTTAATTGTTGTTTCAGAGATAAATTAACGACGAATGAAGCGAGGCATGGTTGGTGTGTAGTGCGGGTCGATTAGGCGATTTAGATTTTAATGAATGAGGTGAAGAGTTTGGCCATTGGGGCGGGGGTTGGGGAGTTGGGGTGGTGATCTAGTGTACCCTCGCGGGTACAAGGGTGATGTACAGGGTGTACCCTTGCGGGTCCAGTGGGTGTTTAGTATGGGTCTCAGGACTTAATTATCGGATCAATTTTGATAGGAGTTGTGTACCCTTACGGGTCCAACTGTACCCTTACGGGTCCAAAGATATAGTCTTGTACCCAAATGGGTACAGTATAAATACATATAAAGGTATAATAAAGCCAGATGATTTAGTAGTGTACCCTTAAGGGTCCAGCCTTTGTTTTCAAGGGGTTGAGAGGTAGATTAGGGGTAATAAAGCCATAGGGTTTAAAAAAGCCGGGTTTTTGTTGGGTGATAGAGGGCACCCCCTCTGGTTCTGTGGTTTTTTGCCATTTAATGCTTTATTGGTAATACAGCATAAAGCAGCAATTATTTGGGCTCGTAGCTGGGGCAACTTGACAAATTTCGTACAAACTAGTAGTGTTTCGTGACTACAACACAGGAGTATCGATCTTATGACTACGGAAGAACAAAAACAGGCACTTAGGGCGCTACTGGAGCAAAGAAAACCAGCTATTACGTTCATTGAGACTGTGAAACGTGGCCCTGTCGCTGTTGCGTTCGACAACGTCATTTCAATCAACGCATGGTTCGTCCACGAGACGACTAATGAGAGTGACGCTGATATAGAACAGTGCATTCAGCAGATTGCAGATGGTGTTCGTCGTGCCATGACAGAGATCAGGGAGGGTCTGGCCAAGCAGGCCGAAGAGCGGGCAGCTATGTACGCTGAGGTCGTGGCCGACATTAAGTCTGAGCACTGATCCTCCTCGACAGCTAGGGCAGGGTGGCCGGTTGACGCGCCCTGCCCACTGTGGCAACCTCTCGCTAACAATTACCCCTGACAGCGAGGACGCCGTAATGGCTGCACGGATTTCACCAGCCGACCACGTAAAGAACAGCGACAGCGAGGACTGTCACCAGAAAGCTTTCTTCTTGTGGGCTGCGCAGAGCAAAAATCCACTTTTTACCAGATTGCTATTTTCAGTCCCCAACGGCGGCGAACGAGACATTCTAACTGCCAGCAAAATGAGAGCCACGGGGACTAAACCTGGAGTCAGTGATACGGTTTTGTTGGTACCACGTGACCGATTCCACGGTCTGTTGTTGGAGCTAAAGAGGCCTGTCCACAAACCCAAGCATGCCAACTCAAAAGGAGGATTGTCTGATGATCAGATTGCCTTCAAAAATGCCGTTGAAGAGCAAGGATATGCGTGGGCTGTGGCGTATGGTTGGGAGGAAGCCGTCATGTATTTGGAAAAATATCTGGCACTGGGACCTTATACTGGATAGGATTGCCAACTTTATCGGAACATTATCCTTTTTATTGCCAACTTTTCATAAGAATTGCCAGATATTTTTCAGGTAAATTGCCAGATAATTGCCAGCTTTTTCTATAAAAGACACCATACTCCCTATAATCCGTGACATTTCCGAGCATTCGCACCGATTTGTGGCATTTCGCCCCGGTCGGCTGGCCGTGCGCCACCTGTGGCAACCTCGTTCCTTGGGCTAGGCTGCGATTGCGGCCCCTGTCGGCTGGGCTGGGCGCTTGGGCGGGGTGAACGTTCGTGCTGGGGCTAGGACGCCGCTGGGCTGCTGGTGGCGGGAACATTTTCTTTTGCCGTGGATCTATGTCCGTTATCGTGCGGGAACATTGTCCAATTGTGGCTGTTGGCGGCGGGAATTTGTTCCAATGGAGTGACTTGATAGTGATCTCGATTAATCAAGATTCGTCCGCGGAGGTCGTCGGGTCCGCAAATTTCGAGATTTCGCTGCCCACAAAAAAATTTTTTCTAAGCCCTTCGTAGCAAACTCCCCGGACCCATTTCGCGTGACCGCGGAAACAAGATTCGTCGAGAATCTCGAAATCTTGAAATCTTGATTGCATTTGTCTCAAATTTTAATGAATCTTGATTTGGCCAGATTTTGGGCGTGGGTTGTATCCGCATATCCGAATCTTGTTACTCCGCGTTAACTGTTCCACGTGGAACACATGTACTTGTTTACCCTTTAACTATAGCAGTTGCCGATGTGGGAACGCTAGCTTCTGTCAAGTCACGAATTGTTACAATCTTGAAATAGAGTGTCGAAGGCGAATCCTGATTAATCAAGATTTTCGGAGCCGGGTTTAGCGGTTGGAGTGTGATTGGTCGTATCCGAATAAATCAAGATTAGTATCTGGAGGTTTTGGGGAGGCTTTTGTGCGGTGCACTCTGAGAGTCGATAGGTGCTGGTTCCGCCATAGCGGCCGCTGACGCGTTTTGTGGGTGTGGTCAGATACCCCCTGTCCCTTGAGAAGTCAAACGCGCGCCTGTGAGCTTTTATGTGGGTTTTTGTGGATTGAAAATAAATGTTGCGACAGGTCCAGGCTTGTGCTATAGTGGAGGTGCAACAAAATGAAAGGTTACCGCATGAAACTTGCAAATCAGTTCGACAAGATAAAGTCCGCGTGTCACGCTTTTTGTGAGCAGCGCAAGGTTCCAGTTGATGAAATTGTGACCGGCGCTGATGCATGGACAGTTTTCTCGCGGTCCGGTGTGTCTCATGAAGTTTATGCGGACCGCACCGTGACAGACGGCCACATTCAAACCGTGCTTGAGAAAGTTTTCCCGAACGCGGTTTTCAAGGACAGGAGGGTGTACTGATGCAGGGTCTTTACTTTATCACCATGGGCCGCGCTTTCAAAGTCATTGCAATCTTCTTTGACGATGACGTGGCGAACAAATACATGGAAAGCAATCCCGGCGCTGCGGTGATCGATGCCAGTGACGGGATGATTATCCTAGCCGACAAAAACGACGAAGGGACAAAGCTCCATGGTTGAACCACTTATCCGCTTAACTGAGCGCTGGCGCATGGCCAAGTTCTATGGGTACGCGAAATTTGCCGATGGCCAAGAGTTCGAAGGCAATGGAACAGACTCCCTGATTGACTTGGCAACCGCCTACAACGGCGGGGAAAATGATCTTGTTTCCATTTCGCCCTACGGGCCACACGACACGGAAGCAAACTGGGCCTTCACTGACCCACGGGCTCCGAAAACGCTACTGCCAACCATGTCTTGTTTCACGCTTGAGGAGGCGCAAAAGCTACTGCGGGACACGTATCCTGATTCCGAGCCAATCGTCTAGGGGTACGGCTCGCTTGATGATCTCAAAAAATCAAGATGCGCGAAGACCGGCAATATCTCGATAAATCAAGATTTAATTTTCTTCGGGAGCTGGTTTTATTTTTGTGAAGGGTGTTGACGCCGCTCTAGAGGTGTGATAGGCTGATGTTGAAACAATGAAAGGTTACCCTATGCCAAACCCAATCAAAACCGATTTCTTGCAGCCTCTTATTGTGCCCCATGTCAACATGAACGGCACAGATGCGAAAAAGCTGGTTGAGCAATTGATGGCGGCGCAAGTCGCTTGTGAAAAGGCTTTGGAGCTTCTGAGTGCTGCAACTCCGCATGGTCGTGACTACCGCGACGAAAGACAGCTTCGGGTTGCGCGCCGTGCATGGTTCGAACGGACCTATATGCTGGCTAAGCTGTCAAGCAACCTTACGGACTTGGCAGTCGAAATCAGCAAACAATCCTAACGAAAGGTTACTATCATGACAGTGCTTGTTATTGGATACAAATCCAAAAAGGAACTGAAGGCGGCGATTGGTCAGCCGCTCAAATACGTGGAAACATCGCTATTCGGAAATCAGTGTCTGGACAACGGATCATTTTCCGTGGCGCATCGACCAGCGGTGCATGAGAAACCCTATGGGCGTGAATTTTACGCTTATGTGACTATGGAAAATGGTCTGATCAAAAAGGTGGAGTGATGGAATATCGTCCAAGGTACATTCCTGGGGAGGGGTTTGTCAATACAGACCCTATAACCGTTCGAGAATCTTATGTGGCTAAGCTGCATTACCTCTCGAAAGAGTCTTATGACAGCATCTACAAGCGGATGCATGATGCTACCAGCGATTGTGCTGGGGTAAGTCGGCACTCTTGGGAAATTACATGGCTCAAGAACGAGATCAAGAAGGTGAGCCCTTAGGGGCTTATCCTGGACGTGATTAGATCTCGATTAATCAAGATTTGTGGGCAGACCCCGAAGGGTCGCCAGCTAGGCGAAACCAAGTTCCTTTCTGCGGAGTTCAATCATGAGATTTCGCGTGGCTATGATTTCGCCAAGAGTGTCGCGATAGTGCAGTTGAAAGAAGCCGCCATCGTGGTGACGGAGGCCGACTGAAAACTGATTGTTGGGAAGGTCAGGACAAAAACGAGTGACAAGCTCGCAAAGGTCGTTTTGCCTGTGATCGCTGCTAGTAACGTTGCACACTTCGAGAACATAGTACACAGGCAGGCCATTGGGTAGGTCTTTGATGACACTATCAGTCATGAGGTAACCTTTCGCTGTTTCGATGGTGTAGTGTAGGTCATAAGTGGATCAGATGTCAAGTGTAATTTTGTTAGGATCTGCAAATAAGTTTTGTTGACATCCTATGTGATGGCATGCTAGTTTGATCATGCAACAATGAAAGGTTACTAAAATGGCAAATGAACCCGAACGCCTCGATTACGTTATCCTCTCGCCGAAAGGCGTTGTGCAGCGTATCCCGAGTGAAGGCTTTGACGAAAGGGCGGCGGCAAAAACAAAGCTGGCTGCTCGCAAGGCTATCGACGGCTGGCGCGGTGTCCGTGACGACGCCACCGAACTGAAGCTGCACAAGGTCAACCTTGATGCATTCAACAGTGCTTGGGAGCACTCAAAGCCCTATGATCTCGGCGCTCCTGTGGTTGATTTCTGACAAGGCGAATTGTCCGGGGGCCTCGTGCTCCCGGCTCGCTTGTCAATGGGCGGGATCTTAATTTAATCGGATTCGGGATGAGACTGAGAATCTTGATTAATTGAGATCTGTCGAGAGGCTGCTGGTGTGAGAAGTGACAGGTGAAAACTAGTGGTTGACTGTTGTGCTGATCCGGGCTAGTGTTAAGTCATCAACACAAGGAAAGGTTACCACGATGAGTGTTACTAAAGGTGATGGGTTTGCAGAGTCGGTTGCACGTGTGATTGAGCGTGACGGGCCGCAAAGTTCCGTGGCGAAGCGCATCCGCATTGAAGGCCGCATTGTGCGCAAGCTGATCAAATCATTCCTTGCGTTTCCGGGCAACACGGTAAGCGTGTACGATGGCGAGGATTGGTGTTTGGTGAAGTCGTCCAAGTACGCTGAAATCATGGCGTCGCTCAATTCGACTGATGAGGATCAATTGATTGTCCGCGATGCTTCGGGCATGAAACTTGGCTGGGTGTATCTCGTTTATGGCAATGACGGTTACGACGTGATCAGCGATTACACGGTGAGTCTTGAACCAATCATGAAAAAGGTTTTTTCCTTTGTTGAAATGATTGAACGCAAGGCGCGCTGATTTGCTGGCTAATTTACTCTGAAAGGTCCGGTTCAAGATAACCGGATTTTTCGTGCTTGAGAGGAATCTTGATTAATCAAGATCTGTTTGCTAGGGGAGAATCTTGTTTCGGGGAAATCGCGTGTATTATAGTGTGTAGGATTATCGGTGAATTATTTTCGAAAAAATTGAAAACAGGGTTTGACATCTGACAGAGTTGGTACTATGTTGTGTTCATCAGCAAGGCAATACCGCTTAGTTGACAACACAAGGCCCCTCGCAACATCGGGCCGCACAACATAAGGTGA